ATGAAAGATGAAGAAAAGCCTTTAAATTTTGATGATGATAATGAACCTATGGAATTTGATGATGAGGAATTCATGGATGATAAGAAAGAGGATGAGTTATACAACGCAATTACGAAAGATGGTTCAAGCGTTGATCCAGCTGATGACGCGAAAAGTCATACCCGTCCGGAAGATGGTGATCCTTTAGAAGTAGATGAGTGAACTTCGTTCTTATTTAACCAAGCCCAATATAATTTGGGCTTATAATTATCTGCCAGAGCGCTTTTATAGAATCCTTTGCTTTAATGACGATTGAAATAAAGAAATTGAACGTAATCATGTGTGTTAATTTTTAATGTAATGATTTTTCTTTATCCCGTGGCTTGGCAATAAACTCGTCTTTCATTTCTAGAAAAAAATCATTGGCTTCTTCATGGCTGCAATGCAACCAGTCCTGTCGTAACTTTTCGGGGATGACAATAAGTGAGCGCTTTTCATCATCTGGACGATGAAACTGTTTCATAAAAGGATGCTCATCTGCGTTAATGGTTAACATTGAAAATGACCGGATTTTCTTGCCATCAATATGGGCATCATCATAAATTGCGGCAACTGTAAAAGGATTGCCATCTGCACGTGAGATCCCGAACCACTGCGATTCACCCTCTATATATTTAGGCTCATAAAAGACATCCACAGGCACCAATGCAAACTGACTCTTTACCCAGGCATGCCGAAAGCTGGGTTTTTTGGCTACTGTTTCAGTACGTGCATTATAGGTGTGGCGCCCAAATTTTAATTCTTTCGCCCAGGAGGGAATCAGACCAAAACGGGCAATGTCGAGTTCAAATTCCTCGGCACCACGCATAATGATGGGAGCGGGTGCCATAGGATAGACATGAGATTTGATGTCTAATTCGAGCTGATCTTCATGAATGTCGAGTAAAGACAGACGCTGTTTGGAAGGGAACTCATAGTTTGAACACATATACTGCCTCTACATTCTAATTGTTATCGGTAATAAAAATTAAGATAGAGCAGCTAGAAACTTAATACCACTTAAAAACGTAATTACATTTTTCACCCATTTGGGATAATTGGTATTTGAAGCTTAAACATGAAATATCCATATTTTAGTGTGAACGAAATTAGCTTGATAATGAGCTGAAAGCTGCTCTGATAGATAACTGTCATTTTATTTTTATTGGAAAAAGCACATTTAAAGAGGAGGTGATTTGTAGTGTAAATAAGCTTAATTGACCTTTTTGACAGAACTCTATGGGAAGACACTAGCTTAATTACAAAGTTTACCTAACTGTATATTTTTCATCCACTCATCTTTATTTCACCTACATTCAATTACATACAGAACAGAAAACAATCAAAACTGGATTGGAAGGCTACAATTTTGAATGATAGTTTAAATTTAACTTTTAAGTAGCTGAGGTGAGCAATGAAATTATTGACATTAATGAGTGTAGGTGTGGCTGCAAGCTATTGCTATAAAGTTATTAAAAATAATCAGCCAGCGCTCGCAACTTCGGATTTTGATGAAACAATCAAACAAGTTTTATTAAAAGAATTCTCAGCCTAATTGTTGGAACAATATTGTTAAGTATATTCCTCAAATTTTCTTATTAGAAAGTTTAACTGTGATGTTGAGAATTTTATTTAATCTTAAATAAGATTTTATCTGAAGTAATACAGTTAGAAGAGGAAAACATTTAGAGATCCATAAACTAATTCATAGGAAGAAAAATTATGCTAAACCTTATATTTTGTTTATTGGCTTTAAGAGGGTCTTCTGAAATCGATTATCAGGTATATGTTGCTGAGATAGGTGAGGATAAAGAATGAGTTTAAGTGGTTAGATGCTCAAAAGTCTTAATACAGATAAAATTTTATATTTATCAATAAAGACTTTAGTCGAATGCATGATTGACAGTTGTTTGAATCTTGATTATTTTACTAAGTGTTCAAAAAGCTCCACACTTGATTGAATATCGAGTTTTATCCGCATCTTCCCCAAGGTGCGGTTTTTTTTAATCAAGAAAATATTCTGCTTATTAAAAAACCCATTATAAAATTTTCAGAATATTTTAAATCATTGATTAAATTTATGAATTTTTAATAATAGTAAAATGTATTTTCAATTCCCCATGACTATTGAAAATATCTGCATGTACCCTGATAAATAATATAGCAATACAGATATTGCTTCTGGTTCTGTTATCAAACTTGATAACGAAATCTCAGCTGGTTGATAAAATCAGGAGGTTATAGCAATGAGTAATTTCAGTTTATCACCACTATTCCGTCGTAGTATTGGTTTTGATCGCTTAAGTGATCTATTTGATTTTGCATTGCAAAGTGATACCCCAAATTATCCTCACTACAATATTGAAAAGACAGGAGACAATAATTACCGGATATCTGTGGCAACTGCAGGATTCAATCGGGATCAACTTGAGATCAATTTGGAAAATCAGGTGCTGACTATTACTGGTAAAGTAGTAGAGGAAGAAAAGAACGATCCAAACGTTGAGTATTTATATAAAGGCATTGCAAGCCGTTCCTTTAAACTGTCATTACGTCTGGATGAGCATGTCGAGGTTCAGCAAGCAGATTATGACAATGGTTTATTGACCATCGATCTGCAACGTAATGTTCCTGAAGAAGCAATGGCACGACAAATACTGATTGGACATAAAAATAATGAACAGTTATTACAAGAATCGCAAACTGACTAGATATACAAATGGTTTCGTATAAGAATAGAGCGTATTTAAACCACCTTCGGGTGGTTTTTTTATTGATTGAAATAACACAACATAAGTTTAGTTCAACGATACCTGGTTGAAAAATCAATATTTAGACTTATTTTTTATAGATGTATAGTTAATTCCTATATATATTTCTATTTTATATAAATTGACTAATGTTTGATCGTTGTATGTTTTGTCAACTATCCTAAATCAGCGCAAAATGATTAAGGGGAAAGCTCACAGAAATGTGAGCTTTTTTATTTTATACACATAAATTTACCTTTCATTTAAAAAAACACTCCAAATAGCTTTGGAATGCAATGGATATAGATGATACCTATATAGGTTGTTATTTCTACAACATTGAGGTGAAGAATGAAATTATTAACTTTAATTGGTGCAGGTGTGCTGGCTGGCTATTGTTATAAGAAGGCAAAATGCAAAAAGGGAAATGCCAAAAGCTGCTGTCATCAAGGTGTAGACAAAGAGCCTAAGGCAGAAAATACCCCTGAATAAATTGATAGAAGGCCTCACAAATTAGTGGGGTCTTCAATTGTCTGGAAAAGAAAAAAATAATAATCAAATATTAACCTAATTTATCCTTGAGCTAAGCAAGATTTTTATTGAGAAAAATATTGTAATTTTTCGCCAGTGATCAAAAAACAAACTTATATAAAATGCGCACATAGATTCTATGGCTGTAGATTCTCAAGTTTTACCTCCTTCCCAAGGAGGTATTTTTTTATCTAGAGATCAAATCATGCTTCGTTCTATCCTTTGCTGCTTTGTTTTACATGGGAAGACAGAGTTTGATTACACGGATAGAAAGGAAGAAATAAAGGTATGTAAAGATTGTTTGAAGGCAATTTCTTAAAAGAAACTTAATATAAATAAGTGCATTTACAATAATTCTCTATGTGAACTTTTATAGATATGATTAAAATTTAAGAGAGGGTAACTTTGAACTGCTATTTGTATTTTCTCTAAACCAGAACCACCTGTAGAGTAAAGAATGGTGCACCCATCAAAGAAAAAATTGGTCTAGGTATTAATATGTTTTCTAATACTTCAGACGAAAGAAAACCCTCCGAAGAGGGCTTCTTATTTATCGCCATTGATCAACTAGCTTCTCAATTTCACAATAAATATTCTGGTTTTTCCGTTGATTTCTAATTTCCATTATATATGGTTTAAGAGAATCAAAATCTCGAATAACTGAGGTTTTCATCATGCGTTTATAGAGTTCACCATCAATAGCCTCTTCAAAAATACCGCAAGCTAAAAATTCATAATGGTTTAAAAAACCCATAATTGCATCATTGTCCAGCTTATTATCTTTTTCACAAGCTAAAGCTGTCAATCTATCTTGATCGCGCAACTCTGCAAACTTTTTTCTACACTCTATGAATTTAGTGTCTATTCGCTCATGTAGAGCTAAGTCTATTGTTGCTCTTTGTCGTGCTTTTTTTTCATTTTGGATATTTTGTGTTTTTACCGCTCTAACTTGCAGCGCATTAAAAAATAAAGCACATGCTGCCACAACTACACTTGCTGATTGAATCCAAGTACCTAACGAAACCCCCAGCCAAATAATTTCTTCGGATGCCATCCTTTAATACCCCAGCAAAAAATAAAACTATAAACACTAAAAAGCCCTCTTAAGAGGGCTTCTTGAAAAAGAATAATCTAGATTAGATGTTGCAACCTTCGAAGCACTCGACAGCTGCAAAATAAGTTTTAGCATTGTTCATAATAAACTCCTTAGGTTGACGTGTGATAAATAAGATTTGATTGTAATAAAATTAATTGGCTGGGTATAAAAAATCCTACTAAACTTCTTTAAACCTTTAGCATGAAGTAATAGTAATTTAATGTGATCGACGGAACAATAGTTTTAATATTTCTTTTTATTATGGTTACCATTTAAATACAAAATAAATAAGCTAAAATAATTATCAGTATATCATAAATTTTTTTTGTCTTGAGCAGTAGGGGGGAGTTTGGTCAAGGTAACACTCTAACTTTCAATCCTACTCAAAAATTACCAACTTACTTGCAAATATAAAGCCCGCTCCCGTCCAGTTCTTTTCTGAAATTATCACCATTTTTTATTAGGTGCTTTATATAAAAGTTGTATTACCACTCAATCCACTATATCTATCGCTCAGAAAAATAATCTTATTATGCTAACTTTTATCGAAAAAATATATGAAAATCAGTAAATTAAGAATTAAGTCTACAAATATTTTTACATCTACAAAAAATAAAATTTGTAGACTATTGAACTGCAAGAAAGGTAAAAAGAATACAATGTAAGGCAATTTCAAATATTTTAAGTTTTTGAATTATTAGGTAAAGCTATTTAAATGCTCAATCTTCCCATTCAGTCCAGACTCGGCGGTTTTTACTTTTGTTATAGTATACTTGTAGACATAGAGGATTTATTAAATTAAATAAAAACAATAATTTAAAGTGATTTTGAGGGGTGTTTTATTGCCTAAAAATTTGACTTGTAGACTATTTGTAGACTGTTGAGAAACATGATTAAATCATTACTCGCTAAAGTTTTGATGAACAATCTATGAAACTCAACAAGTCTAATGTTGATGCTATCCCATTGTCTGATTCTGGTCAAAAAATTTACCGTGACCAAGATTTAATTGGGTTTGCTGTTCGGTCCACCACTAAATCCAAATCGTATATTGTTGAGCGCCGTCATGCAGGGGAGCTTTACCGGGTTGTGCTTGGTAAGACGAATGAAATATCTGCACTTGCTGCACGTGCCAAAGCACAAATGATTTTGGCGCAGATTGCCAATGGGGAATATAAGAAACCAGTAAAAGGTAAGGCTGCTGAGGATCCACTGGATATCACAGTAGGTCAAGCACTGGATATCTACATCCGGCGCAATGACTTCAAGCCTAAAACTATTCGCCAGTACAAAAAATACTTTGATCTTTATCTAGGCTGGTCTGATCGAAAGCTATTTGAAATCACCAAAAATGAAGTATTGGACAAGTTTTTATCTGTTTCTGAAATCAGCAAGTCATCGGCCAATGGATCTGTATCATTGCTGGGTACGCTCTGGAAATATATTCACGTGCTGTATTCATCCGATGAAAACCCAATCCTGAAATCTAACCCGGTTGACGTGATAGCGGTGACCAAAGGCTGGAACGTGATTGCACGCCGTCAACGCCATCTACATAAAGACATCATCCACAAATACTATAACGCCGTACTAAATTACCAGGATGAATTGAATCTTGAAAATACAGCAAGATCCAATACGCATCGTGACATCATTTTATTTACGATGTACACCGGTTGCCGCCGTCAGGAAGTTTGCGGTCTGAAATGGTCGGACGTGAATTTTAAAACTAGTACCGTACTTTTCAGGGATACAAAAAACGGTACTGACCATCTGTTCCCAGTAGGTGATCATCTGCTTAAAATTCTGAAAGATCGTTATCTACTGCGTGAAAATGACTGGGTATTCCCGGCAACCAAAATGCCAACATCAGCCAATATGCACGCAACTAAAGTTGATCGTGCACTTAAAGTACTTGGTGATCAGGTAGGCTATTATGTATCGATGCACGATTTCAGACGTACATTTGCCACGATTTGCAACTTATTACGCTTCAATATCTATGTGACTAAACGACTTCTCAACCATACACAAAAGCCACGCATTGATGTCACTGGTGGCTATGTACAGATTCCCATGGAAGAGCTGAAAGCATCTATGAATATGATTGAAGCTGTATATCAAGGAAAAATAGACTGCTTTAATTATGAAAGCGTTTGGGATGAGCGATTAAAACAAATAAAGGCAGGGTAAACCTGCCTTCTGTTATGCATACTGAGCCGTGCACGTTGTTGTACGGCTTTTTTCATAGGCCAGTACATCACGCTTCTTGTATGCAATACGCCGTCCGATCTTAGTGTATGGCAGTTCAGATCCATTGCAGCGCATACGTGCCAGGGTCCAAGGTGAGCAACCTAGGTACATAGCAACAACCTCATGGCCAAAGTTTTGATCTAAAGGCGCTTCAATAAAGTCTTTTAACAGGTGATTTTGCTGGCTTTCATCTGTCTGTTTTAAATCACGTAGGGCCATCATGACACCTCCTTTAAACTTTGTTTTACCATTTCAGGTAGTCCAAACTCATCTTTAAAAGCTTCATCAAATCCACCGCTTGCAATAAATTGATCGATGCTGTTTTTAGGTTGTTCATACTGTTCAGTGTGAGTTGAAAGCATGAGGTAGATGGCATCTACATTTTCTTTATTGATTTGAATGATGGTTGATTCATTCTTGTAGGTCATCGGAAGTCGTAAATCCCCCTTATAACCTTCAACAAATGTCAGAAATGCTTCTGTTTCTACCTGGTTTAATACCAGCTCAAAAGGCAATTCTTTATGTAGTTCACCAATAATGAAGTTGGCCACTTGGATCTTAGTCATCACGCCACCCCGCCATCCAAAAAAGTGGTTTCATCCCACCAACTCAGATTGGATATCAAGTACTCCATGTGCTCGAATTCTGAGCCATTCCATTCTTCAAGCGTTATTGATTCAGCAATACACTCCCCGATACACCCCTCAAAAACTTGCATTGCCTCCTGACGAAGACGCTCAACCAATTGTTCGCCCAATTCTTTAGATGGAATTGGATATAAAATTTCTTCTGAATCAGGTTCTTCAGGGATATTAACTGCCCATAATTTATTTTTTTCCATCACGCTACCTTCATCTCTAAATAATCAGGACTGCATAGGTGCATTTCATATTCATCAAATAACACCTGGCATGCCGCATTACCTGTTAAATCATTCTTTAAAAACACATAACTCAATGCCTTACGTGTGCCTTTGCCGGAAAATGTTGAGCTACCATCTGTAAGTTCTTTCTTGGTGTATCCAAGCTTTTCAAGCCATAGCTTGAAGCCGAGCTCATGCTTTTGTTTAATTCGGAAAATCATCGATACCCCCAGCTATCTACAAAGTCTCTAATGCAATCTTCAATTCCAAACAGATTGATATTTCTATAAGTCTTAACCCGACCCCTGTACTGCACAAGCAGCACACGGGTTATTGATGAATACTGGTAACTCATGAAGCCTCACCAGCTTCAGTGGGTAACTCAAGCTCTATGCGACGCTGTTCAATAAGCTCCATTAGTCGAGGTTGAATCACTTCATCGCATGCAGACACATCAATTTCCAAGGAATCCAGCTCAGTCAGATCTTCAGCTCGTTGAATACGTACTGCCAGTGATGGCTGCTCATTAGCATCATTCAACTGCACTAGGCGTTTATGGATTGCATCAAGCAGTGGCTTACGCTGTTCTTCCGTCCAGGCTCTGGTGTATCGAACTAAAGAATTTGCTTCAGCTGGTGTATTAGCTTTTTCGGCACGATCCAATAGGTCAGTAAGCAATGTTTGATATTCTTCATCTTGAGCCTTGTTCTGTACCAGCTTTTCAGCCTCATGCTGCAATCTTTGAAGCTCAGCAACACTTAAGTTTTCAGGTGGCTGCTCTTCCTTAGGTTTGGGCTGGTTTAATTGATTAGCTGCCTCATTGATCTGGTTGCACAACTGTTCTTGCAGATCAATATTTAGCTTGTCATCCGCAATGATTGCGCTGCTTAAATCAGCCAGCTCATTTGTTGTGGTGCATGCCTTAATTTGATCAATGTAGGCAGTACATGCTTCACTTTGTATTGCAAATTTTTTAAGTGAATCTACTGTTACCGGCTTTTTAGAAGCAAAAAGAAGTTCACGTTTTTGTGCAATACGATTTTTGAGTTCACTGTATTCAGTTTCAGTTAGCTTGTGCTGATTGCTATCCAAATTACGTTCAACGCCTTTTAACTCATAATCTGAACCACATTTTTCAATAGCTTCGATAACCTTCAGAATAGCTGGATCTGTTTCATCAAGTTCAGCAGGTTGAGCCGCTGGAACCTCAGTAGTAACAGACGGATCTTGTACTACAACTTCGATAGGTTGAGGAACTTCTGGTTCAGGCAGCTTTTCAATATTTGGTACAGCATTAACTGGGCCAGCTGGAATGCTTGTCTGATCAGCTTCACTCTTAGCCTTGGTTGAACGTTTCTTTTTAGTTTTACCTGTATTGTCGATTGTTGGTGAATAACAAATAACTCGACCAAACAGCTTACCCATTGCCTCTAGTTGTAACACTGCATTTTTATTATCTGCCTGGGCAAAGCCATTACGCACACAAGCAAAATATTCCCCATTCTGTTTACTGTATTTAACCAGGGAAACGTGATCAGGATGAATAATAAAGATTTCCTGATCTTCCACGACATCATCAAGCGTTAAAGGCTTAGCAAAGGTAATACCTGCAAGTTCCATAGTTTCAACTTTGATAGAGAACTCATAGCCAGGCATTGCAAAGATAGTTGCCGGGAAACGATCCAGATCATCAAAATCCATTAACCCCCCAACGGCGCGGCACATAATATTTCGACCAGCCATCATTGCTTCAAAAGCTTCTTTTCCGTTTAAAATCTTCATGCCATTGATTCCTTTGCTAATTGTTCAATTTCTTGTTGTACCGCTGCCAGTTTGCTGGCTTCAATTTGGTTCAGTGCATCAATCCCCAGGTGTTCACATACGGTTTTGGCATCTAGGCCGCGTGTATCAATGAATTCTTGTAGTTCAGCCAAACTTTGATCTGATAAGCCAAAGAACTCAGCTGGATCAGACCAGCGCTTTTGGTCTTTGTTGTATGTGCAATCAAGTTCTTTAGCTCTTGATTTGACAGCATTCCACATGTTCAACACGTAGCAATGGCCTTGTGGTAATGCTTCAGTAAGCTGATTTAAGTCACTTGCGTATTGCGCTTCAGCACAGCTCTGCATCCAGTTGTCTAAGTCTTCTTGAGCTTTGATCGCAGCAAGTTGCTCTGGTGTCATGGTGTTAATGTGGTCCTTGGCCTGTTTGATCAGATCAGCCAAGAATGTTGGATTCTCTTTTAGGTCAGGAACCCACACCTCACCAGTTTCACCACCTAGACCGCCTGCATTTTTTGCATGATGGGTAGGGCACGGTTTAAAGCTGATCACCCGGGCATTCTTGCCTTCACCAGTAGTTACGGTGGTCAGATAACCCATGATGTCTGCAATGCGGTATAGCTCATTACGGTTCTTCCCACCCAGATCAGGGCGATAGATCACCTGGTCACCACTTTGATCTTCTGAGGCGTGAGCAATAAACACCACGTCTTTACCTGCTGAAATTAGGGTATTCACGTACTGCTTAAAGATGTTATTTGCCAGACCTTGAGCCTTAAGTTTCAAAGAGCCATCTTTTTGCTTATTGGTATTGTTCAGCATCAGGTGAGTTTTGATGCTTTCAAGCATTGCGCCTACCGTATCAATAACCACAGTGTTATAAGGCGCCAGGTCTTGTGGAGTAAGATTGGCAACATCGGCCCATTGATTAACCTGAACTACTGCGCCACGACGTAGTTCACCGGTACGATGTGCACCTTTGTCAAAGTCGAATGAAATCGCTTTGTCACCAGTGAAGCCCATTGATGTTTTACCTAAGCCAGGATCGGCATACAGGTAAGTGATAATTGCAGAAACCTGTAAAGGTTGATTAGCTGGAATAATTGGTAGTGCCATGATTACACCTCCACCAGGTTATTTTTTTCAATAAAAGTGGAGAGCAATAAATTGATATTGCGGTGGTCGTTGTGGTCAGTGAAATCGTTATACGGATTACCATTCGCATCGGTGATCTTGTCTACTGCCAGATTGGTGATTTCAACCGCTGTAAAGTCAGAACCTGGAACGCCGTAGCTATCAGGATGTGCTTCAAAGTCAAAACTGACCTGTACACGGAAACCGTCAAGCTTTACAACAGCAACTCCAGTTTCACCATTGACTTGAAGGGTTTGTACGCCGTAGTCAGAAGGCTGGGAATTGCCATAGCTTGGCTTGTATTCAGTCGCTTCCGGTTTAGCAATTAGAGCTAAGGCAGCAAGTGTTAATGCTGAAGAAGCAAGAAACACTTTTGCAGAGTTGAAAGGATTTGGTTTTACGTTCATAATTTATTTACTCACAGGTAAGTTGTGGGTCACGCCTCAGGTTGCTACAACAACGCTGAGGTTTTTTAATGTCTGTGAGAGATAATTTAGTATTTACTAAATAAACTGTCAATAGTAAATACTAAATTAATTTAGTGAAAATTAAGTCTTTGCTAATTTTTATGCTTTAATAGACAAAAGAAAACCCGCATATAGCGGGCTTTCTAAAAGGTTTTAGATCAACATGATATTCGATCTTTTTCTTTATAGTAGCTTATGACTTTCTCAAGATCTTCCTTAAGTTGGTCTTGAGTATTCTCGGGTGATAGCTTCATGAGAGCAGGGACGTATTCATCATAGTAAGTAGCAGGGTAGTCTTTACAGATGATCTGTTTGCGTTTATCCATAGGTGTATTGGGATCATCTAGCTGATCCAAGAAGTAGCCAATCTTCTGATCAGCCATTTCAAGCTGAATAACGTCTGTAGATTCTTTTCCAGAAGGGATGGTCGTGTCAGACTCTTTAGGTTGTTTCTGGCAGCCAGTAAAAGCATAGGTGGTAAGCAGGGCAATAAAAGCTATTCTTTTCATTATGGTTTCTTATTGTTATTGGTAGAGAAATTATAAGGTATTGATAGAAAAAAGAAACCCACCGCTGGGGTGGGTTGATAGGCTTGTATTAATTATTAAACACTTTGATAGAACAGGACTGACGTATAAGTAGCTAAAGCAACACAAATAATAATTGAAATACTAATATTTGACATGATTCTCTTATACCTTTTATCTACCTCACCTTTTACACTTTGAATTTTAAGCTTTTCATCCTCAAACTTTGCTTCTAATGCTTTAAAAACTGTGGTGTATTCTTCCTGCATTTGAGTGACTGTGCTACGTTGCCCCCAAATATTTAAGATCATAATCAATACCATGCAAAGTACAGTCATTAATACAATAAAATTCTTAGTAAAAAGATAGTTACTTGGTTCACCTATCACTTTCATTTGAGCAGTTGCAAACCAAATACCGGCTGGAATAGCAAACATTTTAGTCGCCACTGAATCAAAGGTGTCATTTAACTTTTTAACGTATTCTGTTTTCTTTTCATTATATTCTTTACGTACTTTATCGAAGGTATAATCTTCTACATAACTTTGATAACTATGGTTAATATTCGTGATTAATGGATTCAAATTTCGAATCAAATAACTGAATCGAATTTCTTCAATTTGATCTTTAACAAAAGCTGTCACTTCTTTACACATGAGATGAATAATAGCCTCACGGTGCATGTCAGATTTTATAAATTTTTCTAAGCTTTTTGTATCAATTGAATAATTTAAATCATCTTCAGAAGCTTTAATTTTAAACTTGTAACTACGATTATAAAAAATACAATCCCTATCAGCACTTGACTCTTCAGATAAAAACTTTATGAAAGAATATAGCTCACCCATAGCGAGATAATTTTTAAATTTACTATCGGTAGAAATACTCTCAAAATAACTTCCAGTTTTAGTAAGAAAAATATTCTTAATAGGTTTCTTTATATGATGTTCATATTTAAGAACAGTCTCCCAGCAATCACAGATAATGAAATTATGCCCTAAACTAATATTATTTTTATTTAACCTAACTTCAAAAATATATCTACTTTCAAAGAACTTATCTTGAATCCTGTCTAAATTTACGCCTGAATCACGCTGCTTCCCATCAATTTTTACATCAAGACTACCTGAAACTAAAGAGTATTCACTCAAAGTTTTTAATGAAGCAAGTTTATCTGAATCTAGTTCCATCCAGCATATAAATTGGTCATGACTTTCCTGTCTATCATGCATAGACAGGAAGACGTCACGATAAATTTGCGCTGGATTCATGGTCATATCTATTCATCTTAATCGTTTTTAACTGTTGCAGCCCTAAGCTCTGCAACTAAATTTTCTGACAGTAATGAACTATCAATCTTAAGTATATCATCTTCAAAATTAATTTTATTGTGCAGAAGCTCTCTGGAAAAAGTAATTGAAAGATCTTTTCGCTTACTGCTTAATTTCATGAAACCTTTCAATTCAGTGGTATTAATCTTAATTATCCCTGATAAGTTATGCCCATCACTGGCATATTCGAAAAATTCTTCACTATGTTCTGAGAATACCCTCTTAGCTAGATTACCTAGAACAATGTCATCACCTTTACTAATACACTCATTGATGTATCCATAGGCCGATGAAAGATATCCATCTACTTCTTCTTGAGGTAAATTTAATTTTACACTAGCAAATTTTTCAATTGCTTTCCTTAACTGTTTAGTTTCTTCAACAGCAGCCTTGTTATCGACCTCACAACCGATAAATTTCTGGAAGTAATCAGTTACCTGCTCCGACTGACCATTTTTAAAACGGATATATCGCTCTGCGAATTCATCACGCCATTGAGTAATATTAATTGTCGCACCCAAATGTAATTTTTCTAGGTCAAGAATTTCTTTCGCAATAAAATCAAGATTAGGATTAATATCAGTTGCATTGGATTTGTTGATGACTGCAACAGCTAATTTAGTGTGCTCTTCTCCTTTAAACTCAAAAAACACAAGAAAACCGCCAGTAATACTTTTATTTTCAACGAGAAAAGTTTTAAAGTATTCTGCTAACTCCCTTGTCATTTCAACAAAGTCTAGGCAATTGTCACCAGAATAAAAATTATCTAATCCCTGTTCAAATGCAGGTTTCTTATCTACATCTTTTCCTATTGAGAATTGCCCTACAATTAAACTAGATTTAGAAAATAGCTTTAATAAACTTTCTGCTAATTCGCCGCTTAATGAACTTAAATCATTCTCTGTATCTTTAATCTTAGAAATTAAAATTTCTGTACTTTTTTTATCTTCTTTAACGCGTCGAATTTCATGAACAATAATATGTTGAATACTCATAAATCACCTAAAACCTTATAATCGTAAAGCATTTATTTCCCCACCCGATAAATAAGTGCGTCGGGTTCACAGTTAATTTCCCCAAGCCGCATATAGCGGCTTTTATTATTAGTACTTAAAGTCTTTATGGTGCTGAACAACAACACCAATGATTGAAATTTCGATCTGAGACGAATTGTAAGTAGGGAAGTCTGGGTTTAAGGGAACCAGCTCAATAATATCTACACCATGTTCATTGACCCCAACAACACGGTATTTCTTAAAGGTAGTCATCGCTACACCATGCTGAATTTCCTGAGCAACGACCAATGAACCAGGCTTTGGATCCAAGGCTGCATCCACAACAATTTCATCACCTGGCATAAACTCGGGAGCCATGCTTAAGCCATCGATCTCTAACGAGAAAACAGCATTAGGGTCTTTGCCTTCGTAGGTTGTATAAGTCTCATCTTTCGGATGAACTCCATCGTATACAACCTCTCTCCATATGCCAGCTTGCACAAAATCTAACACCGGAATCTTCCTTAATTTCCTTCTTGACGGTCTTACATTAGAAACTGGGGCAACCACTTCAGACCGAGTGTCAGGCATATCCCTATCTAAATATCCAGCTTCCCAGCCAACCTTTTTCTCTAAATTTCGAGCTGCGCGCTCGCCAAAACTCCCATGACCTTTCACAAGTTGAGATATATGGCTTGGATTCAGGTCGTAATGCTCACAAAAAGCAGCATCCGAAGAAAACCCCTCAGATTTTAACTTGGCATCAATAGCCTGGCGCAAATTGGCGCGTCTTAAAGAAATTATATCCATTTTGGTATTTCACAGACTTTTTAGTAAAAAGTAAATTCGCAAACACTAAATCTTTATTGACTTATTAAGTGATAAAAATTAGTATTTACTAAATTTAATTAGTAAAGGAGATTAAAATGTCTTCTTCCCAAACCATCGAACTAAAAAACTATCTAAGTCAATTAACCCCTAGTGAGCGAAAAGCATTCGCTAAGCGCTGCCAAACATCCATCGGATACTTAAATCAGATTATGTATGGCAACAGCAAGTGTGGCGCTTCTTTAGCAATCAAGATTGATAAAGAAAGTAACGGCCAAGTGAGTTGTGACTCACTGTGTCCTGATGTGGATTTTGAGTACATCAGAACTCAAGCCTTATCACTAACCGCTTAAATCAATTATCAATAACTTGGCGTTTTAAATAAACGTGAATGTAAACAAGGAGTTCACATGGATATATCAAAAGAGACTAAAACCGCTTTACACAAGATGGTGCACCAGTCGAAAGGAATCACACCGAAAGAATTAGCCGATGTTGTTGGCGTGTCTCACAACACAATTCTGAACTATGCCAATCCTAATATGGAAAACCACCTGCCAAGCCTGAAAGCATTCGAAGTAATGCTGACCTATACGCAGAACCCAGCCTCATTAAAGGTGTGGGCCCATAAATTGGGTTTTGCATTGATGCCGGTAGAGCAAGCAGAAGGAAAAGATCATCAATTAGGCGTTCTTGAGTCACTACTTGGTATGAACGTTGGTAATGGTGCAGCGAACAAGCAGGTTTTATCTGCTCTGGAAGATGGTGTGGTTACACCTGCTGAAATGGATGAGACAGATCGCATCCTGGAAGAAATCGAACACAAGATTCAGTCTTTGCGTAAAGCCATGAAAGGCGAGTGTGCAAAGTATTTATCAGCTCTACAAACAGAAAAAGCCTGATGTGCGAGATCAGGCTTTTCCGGTTGTTCACTAACTGACAGGAAAGTAAACATGAATATGATGACACAATTTAATCATAATCAACAGAGCATGTCTAGCAGCAATGAGCTTGATTTCAACTCAATGAATCATGCTCAAGCTGTTAATCACCTAATACATAAACTTAAGGACAAGCAGAAGCTCACATTTGCTGAGCAATGCGCAATGTTCATGGTGACATTGGCTCAACACCCAGTAGTCATGACCCGCGAAACAGTGATTGCCATAGATGGTAATACTGAAATCTGGGATGAAATTCAGCCTTTAGTTTCAAGTGTGGCACAAGCGTTTCCAACAGCTTGGCAAATGAGCTTGTCTGAAGCAGGCGCATACATGTGCGGCTTAAATGCAGATGGCACGGATAAACCGCAAAAAAATAAGAATAGTCCTGCCAAAAAACTGGTGTGTAAAACCTACATTGTTCGCAAGCAAGGAACTCATGAAGTCAAAATCGGAAAGAGCATCCATGTTGAAAAGCGTATCCGCACATTAGAGACACAATCAGGTGCAAATCTAGAAGTTCTTACCATCATTCCTAAAGATATTGAGGCCATGCTTCATAAGCAGTTTTGTGAATTACGCACGGTGGGTGAATGGTTTGATGATTCCAAAGGGTTAATTGCTGCATTTGCTGCAAAGCAAGGTGATGCAGCATGACGGCTTTAAAAAAACATGAGGACAATATTGTCCCGTTCAGCAAAGGTAAAAAAATGGCCGACAAATTTGACAAGGGTTATGTCATGTCAAGCCGCCTTTACCGCAATGAAGTTGAGCCTTTTTTAAGTGATGCAGCAATGCGGATCTATGCGCGATTGGAGAATTACCTAACCGGATTTAACAAGGAATCTGATTACGTTAGTTACTCTCAACTGCAAGGCAATAAAAACCTTGTTGGGTCTCGTACTCTTGGGCGAGCAACTGTTGCTAAAGGTCTTAAAGAGCTTACTGAACTTGGGGTTATTAGCATCATTGGAAGTCATCCAAAGTTTGGCAATAAGTATCTTTTGAATGAGGTTTCTCTAGTTGAGAAGTTCAGTAAAAAGACTAGTTCAAAATCCAAACTAGTTCAGAAAGTGAACCGCACCAGTTCAGAAAGTGAACCGCAACCTAGTTCACCAACTGAACACTCAATAGATATTACTTATAGATATTTAAATATAGATATTTATATAAGCCCGCTTCGCTCCAACAAGTTGATCGTTATTTTTAACAACAGCCTATTTCTTGAAAAACAGGAACAGGCAAAAGCCGAAGCTGAGCGAAAAGAAAAGGCTCGTAAATTATCTTTTGATGAAGTCATTCAACTGACATCAGAGAAATTTAAAAACCTATGTGATTTCGATCTTTGGGAGCAGTACGTATCTAGTCGTTCTCTAACAGCAAAAACCAAACTGACCAAAAATGCCCTGAATACGATTTACAAGGATTTCCAGAAATGGGGATATGAGGGCAGCAATCAGTCTCTGAAAACATCGATCACTGGTAACTATCAAGGTCTGTTTGAACCTAAGCAGAAAGCGCCATCGGCACCAGTTCAAAGCAATCGCAATGTGAATCAGGCTTGGGGCCAAGTTCAGCAATATGCTCCCGCTACCGATGACATCGATCTGGGAGGCTTGCTATGAACGTAAACGCTCTACTTGGTTCAAAAGTTCAGATCAGTTCTGAATACTGCGAACGTCACCAGATGCAGAAAGTTCAATTGGGTAACCAGGCGATCTGCAAACAGTGTGCTTCTGAAATCTTAAATCAGGCTCATCAGGATCATGCAGCCTCTGTCAATCAGATGGTCCGTGAAAAGCATTTTGAAGGTGCCAAGCTTCCGACTCGACATGCAAACAGTGGATTCAAGGAATACATCACTGAAAACGATGGTCAGCGAAATGCTAAAGCTCAGTGTGTGAAATTCACCAGAGACTTCCTGGAAGGCATTACTCGCAACCTGATCATGGTTGGTCGTACTGGTACTGGTAAAACACATCTGTCTTGCGCCGTGGCTCGTAACGTACTTTCAGCGCGTAAATATGCCCGCTATGTCACTTCTGAAGATATGGCTAATGAGATTGCCAACGCTTGGAAAAAAGCCGATGACAACGAAGCCAACGCAATCTGGCGCTATACCGATTATGACCTTCTGATTCTGGATGAATATGGATTGCATGATCGCCATGAAAACCGCCTGCAACTGGTTCACAAGGTTTTATATGCGCGTTATGACGCAGGGAAGCCAACCATGCTGATTTCAAATATGACCAAGGGTGATTTGGCGACTGATTTAGGTGATCGGCTATGGTCCCGGTTCCAGCATGACGGATTGGCTGTGGTTGAGTGCAATTGGATGGATCAGCGTGTAGGGAAAAGCGCAGGGGGTGGGGTGTGAAATTAGATCTTACTGATCGTCAGAATCAAGTATTGCAATGCGTGATTGATGCAAAACAACAAAAGAAACGCCCTTATACCAAAGGTGTTGTATCAAGAATGCAAGAAAAAGGCTTCCAAATTACTGAAAGACAATGTGCGTACGATCTTAGTGTTCTTGCTCGCACCAAAGGAACTGGAATTATTGGTATGCGCTGGGGTGGTGGTCGGACTCTATGGATTTACGACGAAGGTTGTATCCAGGAAGGTGCTGCATGAAAGACCAAAACGACAATAAAACCGTGGATTGGGTTGAGGTCATGGCATTGCGGTCTGCTTATAACCAAGGCGTTAAAACCCCGGAAACACGTGAAGCATGCCGGATTTATATAAATGAGCGCAGGAAAAAGAAAGCTAAACGGGTGGCGGCATGAGTAGTGAGCGAGACCATAGCTTTAGCAAAGCGGCTGTTTTAAATCGCGGAATTGATGTCTTGCTGGTGATTCGAAACACACCAGTTGCGACATCGAAGGAAATAAGAGACCAGGCGTTGCCGTATTTAACTCTTCGATCCACTCAGCGTTATTTAAAGACATTGGTTCAGGCTGGGTTAATTGGGGCAATTGGTGGTGGGAATGATGAATACAGATATTTCCTGACACCAAAGACAAAGCAGTTATTTGGGGTGAAGGGATGAACTTAATCGAAAAATTGGGATTGGAAAACGCAAAAGCACTTGATGGGATGCTTCAAAAGCATGGTGTGCCTGAGAGCTGGAAAATCGCTGTAATCAATGGAGTGTGGCAAAGAAGTTCGGTTGGTTTTACTCATGGTGAATTACGCGCAGCCATCGCAGATCACGACCGTACTGACTATGTAAGTGATATCCGTAATCATATTGCGCCGACTACGAAGGTGATTGAGAGATGAGTGATTTTGATGAATACATAAAAAACAAATATCCGTCTGACTATTTGCTCATGAAGGTTCGCTACCCAGATCAAGAGTTATCTGAGTTGTATTCAGATCAATTTGAGGTGTGGCAGCACCGACAGGCCGAAATCGACGATTTAAAAGCCCAGCTCAACAACATGGAACAGTGTTATATCGAGAAGAAGAAGGGGTTGGAGGATCAATTAAATCAAACCAAAGATGCCTGTGGCAGATACGACCGACTGTATGAGGAATACAGGTTGTTAGGGTTGTTGGTGGGTAATTACCGAGTATTAGCACAAGAGGTTTTGCCGCGTTGCAGCCGGGAATTGCTTGAAAATATTGAAGGGTGGGAAAAAGCCCTGCGAGGTGCCAATGACTGACTTGATTATCGGCATCGATCCAGACTTAGAAAAATCAGGGGTGGCTGTCTTAAAAGACGGCTCACTCCGAGTCTGCAATATGAGCTTTTATGACTTATCTCAGTATTTTGAAGTAAACAAGAGCGAAATCAAGAAAGTGGTCATCGAGGCGGGTTGGCTGAATAAAAAATCAAACTTCCGTTTCGGGCATTCTAAGACCGCAGGAGAGAAGATTGCCAAGAATGTAGGGGAGAACCACGCAACAGGTAAATTGCTCGCAGAAATGGCAAAAGAATGCGGTTTAGCGGTGGTATTGGTTAAGCCGACACGCACAAAGCTGAAGGCAGAAGATTTTAATCGAATTACAGGTTGGCAAGGCAGAACGAATCAAGAGCAGCGGGATGCTGCGATGTTGATTGTGGGGATGAAGTGATGAGTACTAATAATTTTGATTGGGCGCTTTATTCAAATGGTAAGTATTGGCTTTATGAGCACTGGAATGAGACCAATACAAATATCTATGGAAAAGCCAAATTTGACTCTAAAGAAGACTTCTTAAAACACGCAGGCAAACACTTAACAACAGAACAGATCGAAACTTTAGAACAGGGCCAAAGCGTTTCAATCCCTCAGCAGGATGGGACTACCTTGTTTTTTAAATACGTGAATTTGTAAGAGGGAATAGGGATGAATGCGATGGTTAAGGCTGAAGTAATGGATTGGGATCGTTTTAGTATTGAGGATTGGTTTAAGCAGTATGGGGCATACATCCAGATTTCACGTATGAAGTCAGGTAATGAGCCGGACTCACTTGGGGTAAATCAGATCTACTGGCTGATCTGTGAGAACAATAAAGGGGTGGCACCGCGTAAGGATCAGTTGATTTGTAAGATTGATGATTTCGAAGCAGAGCAGGTGCGGAAGCTGATTGTATCCATCAACAAATCAGAAGCTATTTGTTCTTCAGCAAAAGTAGCTGTGAGCATTTTTATTGATAAATGTGTTCGTGGGATGTCATTGCGTCAACTCGCTGATGAGCGCCGTCTTGGAAAATCTTCAATCGATAGTATGGTGTATTGCGGAAAATTTTATTTAGCAGGACATGACAAACGTTTGCGTATTGATTAACCACTTGCTTGTCCGGACAGGATATGGCATATTTCTGTTATAGTGATCGAAGTGTACGTTAAAGCACTAGATTAATTTAAAAGCTCGCCAAATGGTGGGCTTTTTCAATGCCCTGAGAAATGCCCGTGTAAGCAATATCTGAACGCCTAGTTTTAACAGGATTCAAAAAACAACCCAAAACAAACCGATTAAAACAGTTTCTTTGTATTCTTCATACATTGTTATTGGGCTATAGGTGCTATTTTAAAAATCACTCCATGAATGATGATGTAGCTAAAAACCATAACGAAGTATTGAATCCTACCCGCTTAGCTTTCCCCAGTTAAGCGGGCTTTTTTATTTGAACTATATTGTATTTTTGAAAAATTGAATATATATTAAGCGCTTGCAAGATATACATATTTGACGCTGTAGTTTCCTAATTTAGACCTTCATCTCCCCAGGTGGAGGTATTTTTTTATCTGGAGAAAAGCATGCTCCAATTTATATTTTGTTTATTTGGTCTGCATGGTGCGACTGAGATTAACGACAATAAAAAAGAATGTCGTGACTGCTTAAACGAAGTTAAATAATTCGCCGAACGTATTACGGCATCTAAGACCCTGCTCAATTCTAGATATTGGCAGGGTTTTTCTTTTCTTATGGGTGATTCATGTGGCAATTCTTACTTGGCTTTATCGTGGCTTGGGTTATTTGCAGTTGGTATACGCATATCTACGTGGCAAATGAATGTGAGCGGTTAGGTGGATTCTTTGTTGGATCGAAAACCTACAAGTGTATTGAAGTGAAGAAACTTGATGAAGAAGAACAAGACTGGTGAGGGGTGCGACTTATGACAGACAAAGTACAAGCTAAACAAGACTTAGAATTTTGCAGTGCTGAGCTGTCTAAGTATCAGAACCTCAGTAGATTTGGATTGACGCTTAGTGAGCTGCATGCAATTGACGGCATCATGATTAAGCTGAAAGAACGTATTAAGAATTTGCGTATGGCGCTATATGCATGATTGGGAAAAATTTATAAAACATAACTCTGGGGTTATTGTTTAAATATAACTCTGGGGTTATAATTGCTCCATAACGTTAATATGGGGGTTGAATGAAAAGTCTGGATTTAATCAAGATGATTGAAGCAGACGGTTGGTATCAAGTTAGATGTAAGGGTGATCATCATCATTTCAAACATCCTACTAAGAAGGGGTTGGTTACGATTCCTCATCCTAAAAAGGATTTACCACCTGGCACTGTGAATAGCATTCTGAAGCAAGCGGGTCTCAAGTGACCCGCAGCAATTCCAGATAAATTTAACCTTTTTTGGGAGTGGGCAAATGTTATATCCAATCGCAGTAGAGAGAGGCTCAGACAAAGAAGCCTACGGTGTGATTGTCCCTGATATTCCAGGTTGTTTTTCAGCAGGTGATACTTTTGAAGAGGCACTTGAGAATGTGAAAGAGGCAATCGCTGGACATTTAGAGATTTTAGCTGAAGATGGTGAGGATATTCCTTTGGCATCCGAAGCTGCTAATTTCTTTGATAATGAAGATTATCAAGGTATGGTTTGGGCAGTGGTCGATATTGATGTAAGTCGTTATCTGGGTAAGGCGGAAAAAGTAAACGTCACTTTACCAAGCCGCTTAATTCATTTAATTGACGATCGTGTGAAGAAAGATGCACGTTTTAAATCACGCTCAGCATTTTTGGCTGCGAGTGCAGAAAGAATGCTTCATGCTTAACTGGTATTGAAATAAGAACCCGCCTAGTGCGGGTTTTTTAATGGGCAAAATTTATGGACATTGATCGATATAAAACCCTGACGGATAAGAAGCCCATTAAAACAAAACCACGTACCAGACCACTACCTAAAGCTGGTGAGAAATATCTAGAAGCATTCGAGCGATTAAAAGAAATCCTTGATCGGATGGAAATCAAATACGAAGAATACTTCCACTTTAAAAGCACCAAGCACTGGCGCTTCGATCTGCACTTGATTGAGTATCGAATGCTGATTGAGATCGCTGGTGGTCCCTGGTCTGGTGGACGTAAAGGCAAGCTGGCAACTAAAGCCTGGAGCATAGATCGCTATGACCATGCTGAAGAAATGGGATATCGCTATCACCGATTTGAAGTATCTGATATCTCATCATCCAATAGGGCTATACAGTGGCTAAGAAACTTAAAGGCATCACATGGAACAGTTCAGACCATTCCCGCCGTCGGATCTGATTGATCAGGCTGAGGAAGAGGAAGCGATTCGCTTGGCACCAGCACCAGAGCTTAAAGAATGGGTCGTGAAGAATTGGCTCACTTTAGGTAGTGAACTGCATAACCCGGATCATGACCATATTGCTGAGCTACTTCACGATAATGAAGAGTTCCTTGCATTTGCATGGGCTTCATCTGCCGCCGTAGCGAAAAAACGTATGGTGCTTGGCCAATGTGAAAAGGTCATGTTTAACGTCGGTGGCTGGAAGAAAGCACGCCAGGAACAACAGATGCGGGACTGGTTCGGCTTTGTGCCTCAATACCTCATCACCATTGATGCCACTTATTGCGAACAAGCCTCAGATCGTGACTTCTGCCGTTTGATTGAGCATGAGCTATATCACATAGGCGTTGAACGCGATGAAGACGGCGAAATCATTTATAGCGATATGACTGGACTGCCTAAGCATTACTTAGCCGGCCATGATGTTGAAGTGTTCTTTGGTGAGACTAAACGATGGGGTGCAGACGAATCTGTTAAGCGGCTTCTGGAAATCTCCAAGAATGCGCCGTTTGTATCTGAAACTAGTATTGCGGCGTGCTGCGGGAACTGTGTGATTGGTTAATTTTTTTGCCCGCTTTCCTTGACGCACCTTGACGGATTGTGACTTATGGCAAGACTTAAAAAACATGAAAAAGCCTTTATAGTTCGATCACTTGCACAGTTTATGGAGCCATCGCAAGTAGTAGAGGCTGTCAAGGAAAATTTCAAGATTGATGTATCTCGACAACAGGTGGAATGTTATGACCCAACAAAAGTAGCGGGTGCTGACTTATCGCAAGAATTCGTAGATATGTTTTATGAGGCGCGTAAGAAATACATTGAGCAGCCGATCTACAACATTGAAGGTGCTAACGACATTGTACAACTGCAGATTCTGAGTGATCTGTTGGTATCTAAAAAAGGCAATGTCGTTATGGCTATTAAGCTGATTGACCAGATGCAAAAGATTGTTAAAGGCCACTATGAAAAGAAAATAGAAATTACCGGTAAAGACGGCGAACCACTTCAAACAACAGTCGTACATGCTACTCAAGAACAGGTTGAAGCTGCAGTGAAGAAGGCCCAAGAGGAATATTAAATGGATCTGCAAACACAGGTTGAAAAGAAGCTGTGTGAAGATGAGCATTTATATTTCACCCGGCGATTCTTTAAGCCCCGTATGGGATTTAAATTTACGGTGAATTGGCACCACGTTTATATCTCATGGATTATCGATCAGGTCATTGCTAGTGAGATTGCAAACGTCGTCATCAACGTTCCACCAGGGGCCGGAAAAACTGAACTGACAACTAATCTAATCCCACGCGGCTTGGCTTTAAATGCACGTTCTCGTTTTCTGTATCTATCCTTCTCGCAATCACTGGTTGAGGGGGTGTCGGATACAGCGCGTGATATTGTGAAGTCGAAAGACTACCGCCTGATGTGGGACTTAACTGTATCAAATAGCACCGACTCTAAGAAAGAGTGGAAGATTACGGTTGAGGATTACGATGTTGGTCATGTGTATGTTGCCTCCATGGGTGGACAGGTAACAGGACGGCGAGCAGGGACGCTGGCGGATGATGGCTTCACTGGCTGTATCATCATTGATGACCCATTAAAGCCTGAAGATGCTTTTAGTAAGATCAAGCGGGATGCTGCGAATCGCAAACTACTTAATACGGTGAACTCGCGTAAAGCCAAGTCTGATACACCCATCATCATGATCATGCAGCGGCTTCACACGGAAGATCCGACTAACTTCGTCATGACGGGAAACCTGCCTGGTGAATGGACTCAGATATCTATTCCAGCATTGATTGATGATAAGTACATTGCAACCCTACCAGAGCATATTCAAAAACTGGTACCGCAAGATGCCGAACGTGATGAGCAAGGTCGTCAAAGCTACTGGCCCAAGAAAGAATCATTGCAATCTCTATTACAACTCGAAAAGGGTGGTAAGGACAAAGAGGGCGCAACGGTATCTCGATATACATTTTCAAGCCAGTACATGCAGCAGCCTAAGAAATTAGGTGGTGACCTAATTAAGTCTGAATGGTTTGGATTCTATAAAGACATTCCAGAGCTTCAGTGGCGCGCCGTCCTTGTCGATACAGCACAGAAAACCAAAGAGCACAACGATTACTCCGTATTCCTGCTGGTGGGTATGGGGGTAGATGGCAAGCTGTATTTGCTAGATCTTTTGCGCGGTAAATGGGAAGCACCAGAGCTTAACCGTCAGGCTAAAGCATTTCTGGATAAGCACAAGGAATACACTTGGCATACCAAACCAATCCGCTACATGAAAGTAGAAGATAAGGCATCTGGTACCCAACTGATCCAAACACTTGGCACATACTCTGGTGTTGCTGTGATTCCAGTCCAGCGTAATACAGACAAGCTATCCCGTTTCATGGATGTGCAGGTCCATCTTGAGGCGAACTATAAGGATAAACCTGAAGATCGTTTTGTGATGGTACCTAAAGATGCACATTGGATCGGTGAATTCTTTGAAGAATGTGAAGCATTCAATGCGGCATTTACCCATGATCATGATGACCAGGTAGATACGCTGATTGATGCGATTGAAGACGCAGTGATTGCAATTAATTACAGCCCACCAGCGGCTTAAGGTTTTATTTATGGCTAAGAAAAGTAAAAAGTCTGAAAATAGTAAGCCCGAATCTGGTGCACTCTATTCTCATGAAGCTGAACAGGCTTTAATCAGTTATCTAACCAAAATGCCAGACGGCGATGAAGTTCTGCGAAAAGCAGGGGTCACTCGTCCACGCTTGAAAGTCATGATGTATGACGATGAGATTTATCAGGCTATTGAAAAGCGCCAAGATAAACTTGAGAGTGCATCATGGCGTGTAGAACCAATGGATCGACCAGAGTCCAAGATCATTATGGAGCATTTGCGCGAGTGGTGGTCTGAGATTCTACTGGGTGCACAAAATGCCCGTTGGTATGGGTATTCAGTCCTGGAAGCGATTTACACCAAGCCGGAAGAGCCAAGCCTACATATTGACGGTGACACTATTACGCCGTTTATTGGGTTTAAGTGGATTGGTGAAAAGCCAATGCAATGGTATGAGCCTAGAAATGATGGTCGTCTGATGTTGCTGGCTAACTACAATACGACTCGGCAGGATCAAGAAGTGGACCAGCGCTTTAAACACTTTTTGACACGTTGTAAATCTACTTATGAGAATCCATTAGGTGAGGCTCTTTTAAGTCGACTGTACTGGGTCTGGTTCTTCAAAACGTCTGGCTTTAAATTCTGGGCCAAGTTCGTTGAAAAGTTTGGCTTGCCAATGCTGGTTGGTAAAACTACTGGCAAGACGACAGATATGCGTGATGCATTACTCAAAGCACATGCAAGTTCAGTGATTGCTCTGAGTGGCAGTGATTCGGTAGAAATCCAAACAGCCAATACCAACGGCAATGCTTCCCAGACATTTGAAGTCTTTGACAAGAACTTAGAGCGCCGTATTCAAAAGGTGATTCTGGGTCAGACTCTCACATCCGGTACAGATGGCTCTGGATCACGTGCCTTGGGTGATGTACATCTTGAAATACAAAACTCAAAGTATAAAGCCGACGTACGAATGATCATGCCAACGATCCAAGCCATTATCAATGCATTATGCGATCTTAATGGTTGGGAGCGCCACCGAGTCATTATTGGTGAAGAGAAATCACTTGAAGGGCCTAAAGCAGACCGTGATGTGAAGCTAAGAAATGCTGGTGCAGTCTTAACGCCGCAATACTTTAAACGCGAGTATGGGCTTGAAGATGGCGATGTGATTGAACAGAACCAGATTGGCTTTAATCAATTCTCTGCATTACCGCGTCAGGCCTTCAACTTCAAGGCAACAGTAAACAAGCTCTCACCAGAACAGCAGGAAGTTGAAGAGCTGACAGATGGCCAGGATGAATTAACGCTGCTTAGTGATGCTGAGATTAGGCAGTTAGCAAGCACGTCGGAAACTCCAGAGGTGTTGGCGTTCAATCTTATGCAGCTTATCCCGAATGCCACCAAAACTGAGTTTACAGCCAAGTTAGATCAGGCTTTATATGCTGCGGATATTTTGGGGTATGTGACTGCAAGTGGAGGTAAGTGATGGAAGATATTCAGGCGTTATATGATGAGTTTGAAGAGTTTTGCACCAAATATTGTGGACTCACTTTCGATGAATTCTCAATATATCAGCGTAAGAAATTAGGCCATTACTTTGATGCTCGTGATGAATATTTCAAGCTTTGGTTGAATGCAAAGCATGTATATAGCAAGGATGCCGGCAATGCAACCAGTTACCTTCCTTGAGGCACTTCGTTACGCTCACAGTAAAAAGATCGTGCTACCTGATGAGTTTTATTCAATGGACCTTAAGACCCGGCAGATGGCAATTACGGTTAGCTTTCTATCGAGTCTTGAGCAGATTGAGACTGTCATTAAGGCAGTGAACAAATCCATTGCTGACGGCGGTACTTTTAAAGACTTCCAGAAGCTGATTGAAGAATCTGAAATCATTCTGCCAAAGCATTACCTGGACAATGTATTCCGTACCAATATCCAGAACGCTTATGGTCATGGCCGGTGGCAACAACAGCAACGGAATAAGGCTAAACGACCTTACCTGATGTACTCGGCGATCAATGATAGTCGAGTGCGTCCAAGTCATTTGGCCTTGAATCGGATTGTGTTGCCGATTGATCATCCATTCTGGCTAACGCATTACCCGCCGTTGGGCTTTCGTTGCCGGTGCACAGTGATTGCCTTAACTGAGAAACAGGCGCTGAAATACGGTATTACGCCTGATGATCAGTTGCCAGAAATTGCCGAGGCTTTGGATTGGTCATCGCATCCTTTGCAGTTTGGTGAACTTGAATCTTTGGTTGATAAAAAGATCAGCACTTCAAGTCTGGATAAGGAATACCTACTCGAACAGAAGGAAGTTATCAAGGCTGAATGGACAGCAAGTAAAAAGCTCACCAGTCTATTTGCTCCGATGGATGATAAGACTCGGGACCTGTTTGATACGGTAGCCAATACGGTAATTCCACTTGATCCAAGTATTCGGCCAAGTGCGATCCGTACCTTTCTAGACTATGTGCAAGGAAATGATGCCGCACTGACTAGCTATTTAAACTCCGCTACAGGCTCACTAGCTGATGATGTACTTAAGCGCTGGCTTAGTACCGATATGGCAGCAATTCAGGCTGTGGCAAGTAATACGGCTTCAACCGTAGTGGGTGCTGCGACACTTAATCAAGTAGCAGCATACCAAGTTGGGCAAACTGTCCAGTTGAATGCGCCGTTGCTGATGGCTGATACAGCTTCAGATATCGTGATTAAGATTGAGAATGCTAAAGGCTTGGGTGTTGATCTGGATATGTTGAATGCTGGTAACGGTGTTCTCATGCCGATGGGACTATCTTTTGAGGTGGTTTCGATTGAGGCCATTGAAGGGCAGATGGTTTATACACTAAAGCCTTTGTTGAACTAATTTTAAAATGAATATGACCGCCTTTTGGGCGGTTTTTTTATGGAGCATGAAAAATGCCAAAAGAAGAGGAACATAAGCCGAATCAGTATTGCTTCCAGGTTGGAAATTTAAATGTCGACCAAGCCGAAGAAGGCAAGAAGAAGCGGACTTTCTCCGGTATTGCATACAGTGGTGAAGTTATTACTGATCATTGGTATTGGGATCGAATCATCTTTGATCTGGATTCTATGCAAATTAAAGGTCGAATTCCTGCGTTACTGGATCACTCAACCCGACAACGTGCTGGAGCCATTAACAGCCATAGTATTGACCACCAGAACGGTCTAACAGTTTCAGGCGATCTAATGAGTAATGAATTTGGTACTCAGGTTGCTCAAGACTCCGATGACGGCTTTCCATGGCAGATGTCAGTTCGCATTGAACCCTCTGCAGTTGAAGAAATTCAAGCAGGTGCATCAGTCACTGTAAATGGAAAAGTGCATCAAGGGCCTATCACGGTTTTTCGTGGTGGTCGTATTCGTGAAGTGTCTTTCTGTGCTTTGGGTGCGGATGACAACACAAACGCCGTGGCAGCAAGTCACTCTCCAAAACAATTCAATCAACCAGAGGACACAGACGTGACCGAATTAGAAAAGGCTCAGGCCAAAATTACCGAATTGGAAGGTCAGGTGAATACTTTGACTGAACAAAACAAACAATTCGCAGCTGCAAAACGTGAAGCTGAAATCACTGCATTAGGTAAAGACCTAGGCAAAGAGTTTAGCGCTGAAGATGTTGAAGAAATGAAAAAGCTTGATGATTCTGCATTTGCATTCTCGGCCAAGCAGCTTCGTCAGTTCTCGGCAGGAAGTCAGCAACCACCAGCAGGGCAACAACAGCAACCAGCACCAGGTGTAAATCCGGCATTTGCTCATTTGTTTACTCATCAGGCAAATGGTGGTCAAGGTGGTCAGTCAAATAACAATGACACGCACAAATTCACTTCTGGTGCACAAGCATTCGCAGACCAAAACAAGGGGAAATAATTCATGAGCCAGGTTATTCCAAACATTACGGTTCAGTCTAAAAAGCTGGTCCTAGACAATGAAAAGTTACGTCGTGCTAATGCCAAAGTAACTACAGCTACGGCGTACAAAAAGGGTGATTTATTAGCATTATCCGAAGCTAATGTACTTACTCATGCCGCTGATGAAAAAACGTGGGATGTAATCTGTGGCCAAGATGTTACTGCTGCAGAAGCCACTATCAAAGCAGCTGCTGGAATTGAAATTCCAGTGTATTACGGTGGCGTATTCAGCATTGAAGCAGTGTCATTAAGCGGAACTTTGCTTGCTGCCGCTAAATACGATGCAGCACGTGCCAAAGCAACTAAAAACAAAATCGAACTTTCTAAGGTGTAAACAACATGCCACAGTCTTTTAATATTGAAGGTGCTCCACTTGAACTTCTTGATGTGGGTGAGCTTGCACTGATCCACTCGAATTATCGACCAATGGACACTTGGCTTCTGGATCAACTATTTCCAAATCGCCCACTATTCACTCGTGATGATGTGCCTTTGGCTGAGTTGTCTGCTGAACACGATCTAGCACCACTGGTATCACCACAACAACCTGGTAAACCATTTGACACCACTCAGTCTGGCGAAGTTCGTCATGTGAAGCCAGCTTACTACAAGCCAAAAAATCAGGTTACCCCAGCAGAAACATTTGAAATTGCTTTGCTTGAACGTCTACGTTCTGCAGGTATTATCTCAACTGGCAATCAGCAGTTATCTGATCAGGAAAAGATGGTGATTTCCCAGATCTCAGTCATGAAGCGTAACCATGATGCGATTGATAATTCGGTCATGATGATGGCGATTGATTTACTGAAAAATGGTAAATACGTTCTTCATTCAGATGACTATGAATACAACCTGGTGGATTACCGTCGTGATGCATCATTAACGTACTCACCAGTGACTGCATGGAATGAAGTAGGTGCAAAACCAGTTGATGACATCAAGCGCATGCTGGAACGTCAATTAGCTGCAGATGGTGGTGAGGCTAAGAAAGCCATCATGTCTGGCTCAGTATGGGCTGCACTATGGAATGATGCAGAATTCAAAAAAGAATTCGTTACGCCGTATGCAGGAATTTCAGTTCCGGTTAATCCAAGCTTTGGTGTCAAAGAATCTGCGACCTTTAAAGGTACGTTTGATGGGATCGAGTTCTGGGTATATGACGCAACCTACCGCAGCAAAGGTCAGGTGAATCGTTTTATTCCTAAAGACTTCTTCTCGCTGGTATCTGATACCAATGGCTCTGTTGCTCACTGTAAGATTAAGAACATGCTGGCCAACGGCGTTGCCCAACAGTACTTTGATCGTCAATGGTACTGTGAAGATCCAAGCGGCATTATTTTGATGACTGAATCTGCTCCACTGGTTGTGCCTTCTAATAAGAACGGTGTGGTTTGTGGTACCGGCTTTATTACCTTGTAAGGAGTAGAAAATGCCAAAGTATATTGCCAAACAATCCATCGGGCACTTTATGCCAGGTGACGAAATCAAAGGGCTTGAAGATAAAAAACTTCAGGCCCTTTTAACATCTGGAGCTATTGAAGAGGCGAAAGCCAAAGAAGAACCTAAAGCCGATGGCACAGCAGCACGTTTGGTTGAGCTTGAAAAGGCTAATGCTGAACTGACCAAAGCTAGTACCGAATTGGCTGAACAGAAGGCAAAAGCCGAGCAGGATCTAACAGCTGCAAACCAAAAGGCGGTTGAGCTTGAAAAGGCTTTATCTGACGCTCAGGCAGCTTTGAAAAAAGCAGAGGCTGAAGCTAAAAAAGCAGCCAAGTAGGTGACCCATGTATGCGACTGAAGCAGATTTGGTCGCACGATTTGGTGATGAGATTGAGGGTTTGAAAACGATGCTTCCTTCTCAGTCTTCAGTAACCGATGCAATTCAGGATGCAACAGAAGAGATTAACGGTCACATTGGTGGTCGTTATCCTTTGCCGCTTCCCAATGTGCCGAGTAATTTAAAGCGTATGGCGTGTGACATCGCACGCTATCGGCTTTACTTTCAGCAACCCACTGAAGAAGTGCGACAGCGTTATGAAGATGCAATCGCATTTTTAAAACGTGTGGCTGACAACAAAGCACATTTGCAGATTCAGTTACCTGAAACAAACCAGATCGTGGATGACCAGCCTAAAGGGCGACCATCAACGGCACCAGTCGGTACTTCATATACCGGTGGTGTATTTGGTGATGCCACTTTAGACATGATGCCCAGCATGAAGTGAGGTGTTTATGGCTTTCGCAATAACCATTCGAGCTGATAGTTCACCTATTGAAGCGGTGCTGAGTCAATTAGGTGACTTTGATTCACTCAAGAGCCAGTTGTTTGATGAGATTGGTGCTGGGTTGGTCAACAGTACTCAGCATCGGTTTCTAACTGGTACCGGTGTAGATGGCAATCCATGGCGGATTTCATGGCGTGCACGTATGCAAGGCGGTGAAACGCTGCGTGATACTGGTCGTTTAATGAATTCCTATACTCACAATGTGCTTTCAAATGGTGTGGAAGTGGGTACAGATGTTGCCTATGCACCTCATCTGCATTACGGCGCAACAATCCTACCCAAGAATGGTCAATACATTACTTTCGCGGTGGGTGGTCAATATCGAAAGGTTAAGCAATCCATTATTCCACCTCGGACTCAGCTTGGTATTGATGCTGAGGATGAAGTTATGGTTTTAGACATTGTTGGGAGTTTTATAGATGAGCACCTTCTTCGCGGTACGTGATGAGATTGCAAATAAGCTGAAAGAAATTCCAGAGTTTCTAAAGATCTATACGCCGTTGAATTCAGTCACTGTGACGGAGATGTCGCAGGTTGCGCCGTCGGCACATGTCAATTTTGTCCGTATAGATAAAAAGGCAAGTGCAGGCCGTGGAAGTATTAATCAGATCGGCCAGCAATGGGCGGTCACGGTGGCGTGTCGTAATGCTCAGTCTCAAATGACCGATGGACGTGCTGTAAGTGATGAAGCAGGGCTTTTGACCGAGAAAGTAATTCAACTGCTTTCGGGTTGGCAACCTCAAGCATCACGGACAGCGCTGGAAATGATTTCGGTACGGGATGGCTACAGTCCTGGCTTTGCATACATCACGATTATCTTTGAATCACAAAAATTCATTTAGGAGCCAGTCATGGCAAAACAATATAAGGCAACTCAGCCTGTCGGCCGCTTTCAAAAAGGCGATATGGTCGGCGGATTGGATGGTGCTCAGATTAAAAAATTACTGGCAGATGGTGTGATTCAGGAAATGCCTGAACCTAAAGCTGCTCCAGCCAAGAAAACCACAGGGGATGAAAAGTAATGGCTAAAGAATATATTTCATTGCAGGGTAAATTCTACTTATCCAAACTAACCAATGGTATTGCTGGTGCTATGCGTCACCTTGGCAACGTGCCTGATTTTGAGCTTGAAATTGGTGCAGACATTATTGAGCATCAGGAATCAACATCAGGTAATCGCACAACTGATTTCACAATGGTGAATACAACCTCTGTGAATTTCTCTGGAACACTTGAGGAAGTGGACAAAGATAATCTGGAGTACATTGTCTCTGGTACAAATTCTGAAGTTGCAAGTAACACCATCACTGATGAGTCTCTAGGGACTGTGGTTACTGGTCAGGAAATTCAATTAAAGGGTTATAACTTATCCCAAGTGTCTTTTAAGGATTCTGCTAGTGGCACACCAAAAACACTTACCGATGATCAGTACACCGTGGATGCTAAGTTTGGCACTGTGATTTTCCATGACGTGGCTGATCTCACGATGCCTATTCTGGCAACTTATACGACTGGCGCCGTAACACATACCACTTTGGCAAACAACTTTAATGAAGAATATGAATTGTTCTTCAAAGGGGTGAATACAGCAAATGGTAAGCACATGGCTGTGCGCTTATGGCGTACCAAGAAGTCACCAGAAACAACTTTCCCATTGATTCATGAAGAGCTGGGTCAGTATGAAATCTCTGGTCAGGCCTTATCCGATGTGGGTAAAGAAACAGACCCAACACTTGGCTTATATGGTCATATCGTAACGATTCCGGCAACAAGCTAAACCCATGCAGGCACAAAGAACCTCCACGGCGCTATGCGTCTTTTTTTGTGCCTGTATTTTTCACTGATGCTATAATTGAAGCAGAATTATAAGCATAGGTGAGAATAATGAACCTCTACCGAATCACACGCAATGATGACCCTAGTTATGATGAATTCGTAGGCTTGGTTGTGGCAGCTAAAGATGAGGAATCGGCAAAGCAAACAGCTTATATGGCACAATACGATCATAAATATGCCGACCTAACACTGCCATATGGTACACATTTTAATGGCAATAATATTCAAGTTGAATTGATTGGCATTACAGACAAGTTTAAAGATGGGTATATTGTCTTAGCTGATTTTTTGCATGGGTGAGAAGATGAATCATCGTGAGCAGATTGAAATTATTGAAAGACAAGTTGCAGCCAAAGGCTTTTGTAGTAATGATGATTCAAAAGCACTGAAGTATCACAAAAAACTCCAAGCTAAACATCCGCTCGATGAACTGATGGCGGAAATTAAAAAACCAATTATCAAAGCCTTGGATTGGATAAGCAAAACCCTATTTAAATAGACCGCCACTAAGGCGGTTTTTTAATACTTGAGACCCCATCATGAATGATTTTTTCCTAGCAACGAATCGCAGTATCAAAGTGAATGACATTGAAGTACGTCAGATCCAGATGAAAGACTTTGATCGGTGGTTAGCGCATGCTGAAGTACTGAAAAACTTCATTAAAGACCAAAATCATTCAGATGAGATTTTGACAGGGCTATTCAAGGCTCACGGTGTGCAAGTCATTTCGACCATGGCATGCGTTACCGATCTGGACCATGAATCACTAATGAAACTCGCTGCTGATGAGCAGGGATTTAAGGATCTGCTTAAAGCTGTACTGCTGGTCAACCAGGCTTACTTCAAATATGAAAAGCCTAAATGTGGCATCAAAAAGCCAACTACTGAATCTACCTGGTTCGATTCATTCCAGTTTCTGGTATCCATGGGTCATCAACATAGCGAAATTATGAAAATGACCTACGGCGCATTCCAGGCTTATGTCAAAGCGGCAAACAAGTTGTATAAACAGGGAATCTTCAATAACGCCGTAGCAGCACGTGTAGCACAGTCTGACAAGAAAGGTTTTGAATCATTTAAAAAAGAAATGGTTTCGGATTGATCATGCATCACCCTAAAGTTATTATGGGAAAATAATAATTTAGGGGGATAGTTTTGAAAAAATTATTATTAGTTTTGTGTTTGGTATCGGGGTTTGCATATGCTGAGAAGACAACAACAAGTATCCGAGCGCCGTCGGGTGACCTGGTAAGAGTCGGGGACAGTCATGATGCGGTTAAAAGCAAACTGGAACTTGGTAAGCCGAGATTCTATGTTTTGAATGATGGTCGTTTTCACTGTGCAGCAACTGAGTATGTAAAACAGGTAGATTTGCAGGAATACACCATTATTTTATGCCGAGATAGAATTGTGAAAATTCTATGGCGTAATTTGTAGGGGGTATGAATGGAATTTTCTAAACAACAGCTGGCTGGTTTAGTGGGCGGGGTTGTGCTTTTACTTGGGATTTTTCTCCCTATTGTCAGTATGCCTATTGTCGGATCAATATCTGTATTTAGTAGTGGGCGTGCAGATGGGTATGTGCTGTTAGGGTTGTCGATTGTCAGCCTTATACTTGCTTTCATAAACAATATAAAGCCTTTGCGGGTTACTGGTGGTATATCGCTTTTAATAGTGGTGATAGATTTTATTTATCTGCTCTATAAGCTAAATAGTATTAAGGGTGATGTTGTAGATAAACTTGAGGGCAATCCATTTAGTGGCATGGCAGAAGCAATGATGAGCACCGTTCAAATACAATATGGATGGGTTTTCTTGTTTATAGGTAGTCTTTTGCTGGTTTATGCTGCATTTACCAAAACTGCAAATAAGCCAATTTTAAATAATATTGATTTAGATGAGCAAAATCAGCCTGAGCCTAAAGTGCGAAAAACCACCAGTACAAAACTGGTATCAGATGATATTTTTTCCCACAATGCAGGAAGGCGTGTAGAAACTCCTATTCAGGCGGTTGCTACTGATATGAAGCTATGCCCGCTGTGTGCAGAAGAAATAAAACTTGCTGCAATTAAATGCAAGCATTGCGGAAGTATGGTGGAAGAAACCCTTTAAGGTTAAACAAGTCATTGATATAGAACTAAGCAGGTATTAGTATGCTTCCACTATTTTAATACTTTATAAGAGGGTTATATGGGCAGTTATATTGAGGAAAATTTAGCAAGAGATGAAAAAATAATCATCAAAGCGCAAGTAACATGGCTATCCCAATTTTGGTATTTACTATTTGGTGGATTATTTGTTTTATCTGCAATTGGTTCTAAAAGCGCAGTATCTTTAATTTTCGGTCTAATCTTAATTGCAATTGCTGCTGTACATGTCTTAACCACAGAGCTAGCCCTAACAAATAGACGCATCATTGCAAAGTCAGGTTTAATACGTCGAAATACAATCGAGTTAAAAGTTAACCGTGTCGAAAGTCTAGGTGTGGATCAAGGTATCTTGGGGCGCATTCTTAATTTTGGGTCTATTGTGGTTAAAGGAGTAGGGGGCTCACATGCGCCAATTCCATATATTTCACGACCAATGGAATTCAGACAGCAAGTAAACAATTTTCTCGATGAATTAGATGATGCTGATAAAAAAGTATCGTAAATCAAAAAGCACTTTAGGGTGCTTTTTTGATACCTAGCTTATACCCGCTTCGGCGGGTTTTTTATTGCTTGCAATTTTGATTAGAGGTCAGCATGTCTGGTAAAAATTTAACATTCAAATTAGTCATGGATGCCGATACTAAAGGCTTTGTTGGCAACATCAAACAGTCGGAAGATGCGGCAAAGTCTGTATTTAATGCAATAAAACAAGAATCTAATCGATTAAAACAAGCAACCACTGATACCTCGAAGGAAATGGGCAATATCATTCCTAAAGGCACCAGTGAGTTAGCAGACAAACTTACTCAATCTTTAAATGGCGCTACAAGCATTATTAAGAGCGCTGGTGATAATGCGAAATCTACGGCCGGCAATTTTACTGATTTTGGTAATAGGGCTGAAAAGGCATTAGATCAGCTTAAGGGTGATTTGGCCCAAGCCAAGCAAAATCTTGAAGCATTTTCAAAAACCAAGGCATCACCTGCGGATATTGAAAAAGCTCAGGTAGAGGTCGACCAGCTGGAAAAAGAAGTCCAGCAGGCAGATCAGGCCTTTAGTGGATTCCAGGCAGAAGTAGGCAAGGCAAATACAAGCCTAAGAGAAACAGATACAGCAGCTCAGTCGGCCCAAAAGGGGATCGACGGCGCAAAATTTGCGGTGAATGCTCTTGTTGGGGCCATGGCTGCAATTGGTATTGGCCTAGGTGTTCGTGAGCTTGCCGAAACAGCAGATGCTTATACTAACCTTTCAGCCCGAATCAATATTGCAACCAGTGATGGTGGCAACTTCCAGCAAGCTATGGCTGGCGTGCACCAAGTTTCACTGATGACCAATACCAGTCTTGATGCTACTGCGGGCCTATTCACAAAAGTGAATGATGTAGGTAAGCAGATGGGGATGACCCAGCAGCAAAGTCTGGATCTGGTCAAAACTATTAACATGGCCATTCAGACTGGTGGTGGATCTGCCCAGGCATCAGAAGCTGCAATTGTTCAGCTGACTCAAGCGCTGCAATCCGGTGTGTTACGTGGTGACGAGTTTAACTCTATCATGGAGCAGGCACCTGGTATCTCTCAGGCGTTGGCTAAGTCATTAGGGGTGACCACTGGTGAGCTGCGCGCAATGGCAGGAGAGGGTGAGTTATCAGCTGAAAAAGTCATCCAGGCACTACAGCAGCAGTCAGCAGCAATTGAAGCTGATTATGCTAAGTTCCCAACTACAATCGGCAATGCCTTGCAGCGTATCGCTACACAATGGCAGATCCTGATTGGCACCATGGATCAGGCAAACGGTGCATCTGCAACGGTAGCGCAGTGGTTGGTGACTCTTGCTGACAACATGGATGTAATAGAGACCATTCTTAAGGATGTTGGAGAGGGCTTTATCTGGGTAGGGGATCAACTCAAGAAGATTGACCCTGCCACCATTGAAGCACTTAAAGAGGCGTTAAGTACTGCTTATGAGACTGTAAAGTCTATGGCTAGCACTCTAGGGACTGGAATTGGAAACACTGTAGATCAGCTAAATACACTCCTTGGGGCAATATTCAATTTTGATAGTGGTGTGGATACTGCAACAGATAAAACTAATGGCTTTACCAAAGCTTTACAGGCCCTCAATGTGGTCTTTGGTTTTATTGGTGATGGTTTCGAGGCAATTAGTATCGTTTCTAATTTGCTTGCCGGTGTGTTCTATGACGTTGGTGCTGCATGGGAAGGGCTTAAGGCTAAATTTAAGTGGGGTGATGCTAAAGACCAAGCCATTGCAGATATGGAGGCAATGGCTAAGAAAGCTCAAGAATATTATGACCGAGCTTCAGATGGCGCGATGGATTTCAAGTCCAAGGGTGTTGCTGCCATCAAGGAGATTAGCAAAACCCAAGACCAGAAAAACCAAGAATCCTTACAAAGCAATAACGCTACTTTTGCCGAACTGATAAAACAGAATCAGGATTTTAATCAGAAGTCCAAAGCACTTACTGATGAACGTGCAGCTTTAGAGGCGCAATTAAACCAGGCCCGCAAGGATGGCAATCAGTCAACTATTGACGAAATTATCCAAAAATCTAATGAATTGGAAGGGCGTGAAAAAGAGCATGCCAGTAATAAGGCCGCATTAGATAAGGACCTCCTGGCTTCTGCTCAAGCCACCGCTGAAGCAGCTATCAAAGCTAATGGTGGTGTCATGGACGGCGTAATGCAGGCCGACCTATTAACCAAGGGCTATATCGTCACAATTGATGAGGCTGGCAAGGTTAGTGTTCAAGCTGGGCAGAGTGCCGAACAGGCTGCTGAAACTGCCGCTAAAAAGGAAGAAGCGTTAGTACTGGCCAAGGAAAACGTTAAAAAAGCTGATGAAGAATTGCTTGCCTATCAAAAACAAGCCGCTGTTGAGCGAGTTTTACTGGATAAGCAGATCGAGGAAGCTAAAAAGACTGGTGACTTAAATGCATTGGCTTCAGCACAAGCGTCAGTTGACGCCATTAATGCTAAGGAAAATGAACTTAAGAATAATCGCGAGATTCGTATTACCGAGCTTAACAATGCCACAACTGGCTCTGGTCAGGTTGCTGAATCCGCATACTCCAGAGCATCGGAAGCGGCCAGGCTATTTGGTGTAGACCTTGATGCATCCTTAAATAAAGTCTCTAAGTCGTTTTCCAACTCTGGGAATGAGCTAGAGGGACTTAAAACTAAGTTAGGTGAAGCAGGCTATACCGGTAAACAAGCCGGTGATGTTCTTTACCAAGCATGGGAGGATTGGCTTAGTAAGGCCAGAAGCCAGGCTGAAATTGATGCGGCAAATGCCAAAATGCGTGAGTTTGAAGCGCAAGGTGTATTCTCAACCAAGCAGGTTGAACTCGGCATTATGGCTATCCGTAAGGCTAATGCTGAATTACCAGATGAATTGGATGAAACAGGGAAAGCCTTTGAGCGTCTCGGGATCAAAACCAAGGAGCAACTCCGATTGTCAGCTCAAATGGCATTGGCTGACTTTGAAACAGTGCGTCAAAGTGGTCAAGCAACACAAGCTGATCTTCAAAAGGCCTATGAAAAGACAATTCAACTGGCTTACGCATCAGGAGATGCCCAAAGTATTGCTGCAGCAAACGCCAAAGCGGCTTCATTAGGTTTATCTGTTCAGGTCAGTGAAACTGGCCAAGTTTCAGTAAAAGCCAATAATGCTGTGGAAGAAAGCTTACACCGCGTCCGTAACGCAACAGGTCATGCTGGTTCTGGCTTTGATGAGCTTGGACGCCGTGGTGTGGCTAGCGGCAATGCAACCCGTGATGCATGGGAAGAAGCACGACAAGCAGCAGAGGCGGCAGCAAATGCAGATGAAAACTCTGTAACGAATCGCGGTATGGCGGGGCGCAAGTCACGTACTGAATATACGCTTGAGGGTGTGAAGCAGGCATTGCGCTCTCAAGGCTTTAGCGATGAAAAGGAAATCAACCGTAAAGCAAATGAATTATTTAACGCCTCTGCATCAACTCGTAAAAATGCACTAATGCAATATCAGTATGAGGCTGGCAAGAATATTCCCGGGTTTGCCTTGGACTTTAAAGCTGTAAACCTTATGGCTGCGAACAACAAGGACTATATTGATTTAATGTTGCAGAAAATGAGCCCATCGGTTGGTAAGACCGGTTCCAGTAGCCTGAATGACTATGCACCGTCGATTCCTTCTGCGCCGTCTGTCAGAGACACCAATCAGCCTGCCAAGGAAGTTACATACAACTTTGACTTCAATGGTAAGCAGATGAAATTTAGCGGGCCTGCTGGACAGGAATCCTTAATGAATGAACTTGTGAATCAATTAAAAGTACAGGCGAAATCAACATGAAACTTATTCGCTTAGCAACATCAGAAACCGTCCCATTAGAGGACGGTTTTTTATGGCCTGATGAATTCTCATGGAAGGCCATTGAGCAGAACCAAGCCTATGCCATGGACGGCACTTTGCATATTCAGGAAGGCAAAAAGAAGTCTGGCCGGCCAATCACTTTACAGCCTGCCGATCGGGAAATGGGCTGGATCAAATTGCGTGAACTATGGACTGTTCTGGAGTGGTCCAAGCTGCAAGATGAAAATTTCAGACTGCAGTTTGAACAGCCTCATGACAACCGGCAATTCATAGTCAAATTTAACCACCAGGACGGGGCTTTAGAAGCCGCACCGGTAAAAGGAATTCCAGCGGTATCACTGGATGATTATTACAACGTGACTTTACGCTTTACGGAGTTAGACGATGGCGATTGAAACCAAAGATTTAGTAATTTACAAGTCTGAACGCTTGACTGACAACTCCGACGGCGGTGGTAAATATTCCGGTGTCGTGGTTCAGGATGGGATCAGCAATAACCTGTTCAACGACATCTCGGAAATGGATCGCACGATGGGTGATGTATCCATGCGCAAAGTCTTTCCGGCGGTAACGACTGAAGACACGGACCTGTTGATGGGCGCAACTGTTTTTATCTCTGAACTGCCAGAAGATCCGAACGTGTCTGCTTTGCTGTTCAGCACCAAGAATTGGACCGATGAACGTCAGTCTGCCCAGAACCGGGTAGAAAACTATCTAGCCAAAGGTGGTCAGATTGCTGGTACGCCACTTGATACCCATTGGCAGGGCATGTCATCGCTTCAGGTCGTGATGTGGCCACAAGAAGTTGAAGCATCGGTAGGCGATACCATTGTATTGATTTCAGATGAAGGGAAGGCTTTAGAGCGCGAGCAGTACGTGCGAATCACCAAGGTAGAGACCCGCATTGCCAAGATGGTAATTGATCAAAAAGATGTTGAATATAAGGTTGCTACTTATTCCATAAACGATCCGCTTGAAGTGGATTTTGTCGGCCTTTCAGCGCGTCAATGGTATAGCCTGGAAAAATCAAAAACCATTATCCGTGACACACTTGTAGCTGATACCGGTCTGTATTACTCGTCTACAGCGCTGGCATCCGATGCCAATGTGGGTGAATTTACCGTAAATGCCAAAAGTATCTTTGCTCAACTCATCCCATCTGCCCAGACTGAAACCCCGATCATTGATGTGAACGCTGCAGGTGAAAGTGTGGTGCTGGTCGCAGGCAATGAAGGCACGATTACAGTCAATTATCCCGGCATTACTGTTGGGGCTAGTCAAAACCTGTATATCGGCTCTGCAGTGATTCCATCTAGTGTTTCTTTCACGATGCAGGGGCAGCAGATCACCGATCAGGGCGGCTTGCTTAAAAATACCCAAGGCACCCAAGTCGGCACTATTGATTACCAGCGCGGTTTGATTCAGTGGACTGCGGCAGCACCGGCTGGAACCGCAAGTTTGAATATTACTTTTAAACCAGCAGCTGCACCGAATCAGTATTACCAGAGTCATGCCATTCCGGTGACTCAAAATAACCAAAGCACCAACTGGACCGGAGTTTTAATTCCAATTCCTGCACCTGGCGCACTTTCGATTTCATACATGTCGCAGGGCAAGTTCTATGAGCTTAAAGATGATGGTTCAGGCCAGTTAAAGGCTGCCAGTCCTTCCTTTGGCTCAGGCATGATCAATTATGAAACCGGCTCATGGCTATTAACGACTGGTGCCTTGCCAGATGTAGACACCCCGATTTTGCTGAACTGGGGTACACCAATTGTCACTTTCGTACGCTCCAATTTAAGTGTGGAAAAAGCTGCATTTGAGTTTGATTTAGGTCGACCAGGTGTATTGCCGGGTATCACCATCAACTGGTTGCTTGAGGGTGAGTCCAAAACAGCGACTTCGAATGCTCAAGGCAAGTTTACTGGAGATGCTACAGGTGAAATTAATTATTCCGCTGGTACTGGAAAAATCATTCCAAATAAGTTGCCGCAGAAAGGTACGGTCTTTTCGGTGATCTACAACTATGGTCAATCACTTGAACAGACCAAAATGGATGTTGCACCAGACGTCAATCAAAAACTGGTCTTTAACATCGGCACAGGATCAGCAATTCAGCCGAACAGTGTGTATCTGGAAATTCCTCTACAGAGTGCTGATGGGGAAACAACCGGTAAGGTAATTTTATCTGATGTACCGGTAAATTCGACCATCGGGAATCTGGTCAATGAGCGCGGGCAAGTACAAGGCACCATTATCTATGCCACAGGTGCGGTTGAAGTTACACCAGAGCACATGGCAAATAAATTTATCAAAAAATACCAGCCAATGTTTACAACAACCTACGCAGCAGCATAGTGAGGAAATATGTCTTTTTATATCCCACAAACATCCAGTATTGAAAGTGAACAGGTTGAGTTAAGAGCCTTTAACGCTATTGATGTGCAAGTTAGATATCGCGATACATCAGGTTCCAATTCGGCAACCCATACAGTGACGGCCAACAAGTTAAAGCTGGATTTATCCTCTGGCTTTGATGAGCAGATTCTGACAGGCTCAGCGCGTTTTAAAGTCGGTGATGACACCTTCTTGGATCGTACTGGCTTGCTGTATCGCAATGTGAATCCAGCCAATAACAGCGGGATTCAGTCTGGTGTCATTCAATATGGCACCGGTATTGTTGAAATCGACTCATGGACACCGAATACAGACAACACGATTACTCTGGAATCCTTGACCACTACAACTGACTTGTTGCCAGTCAATAAGATCAGCTTTAGAACGCCAATCATGCCGATCCGTCCACAATCCTTAACTGTGGTTGTGGGTACTATCGAGCATGGTCAATTGACTTTAACAGCTGATGAAAATGGTGTGATTGAAACCAGCCGGGCGCATGGCCAAGTGAATTGGGATAATGGTTTTGTCACAATTTACTTTTACACCAAAACCAAGATCACTGAAGCCAACCGGGCAGAGATTGAAGCGAATGACTGGTATGACCCGTTGCTGGAATACCAGGAAGGAGTGGATACCTATATCAATGTTCCGGTCTGGGTCGATGCTTCATCTGTACGCTATAACGCTGTGGCTTATACCTATATCCCGCTGGATTCAGAAATTCTAGGATTGTCTGCAACACGTTTGCCGATCGATGGCCGGGTGCCGATCTTCCGTGTTGGTGGTATCGGAATTGTCAGCTCAAGCAAAGCGCAAGAGCTGCCAAGTGCAACTGCAGGGAGCACGTACGACCTGAACGATCAGCGTATTTCATGGGCGGAACTTGAAGATGCCAATGGAACCAAAGTGCCTTTTGATTTGTACACGGTTGATTATGACTATGGCCGCGTGACATTGGGGGGTGACTTCGTACTGGGTAATCTCGTTGCACCACTCACAGTCAAATACCGTTATCAGGATATGGGCTTGATCCGTGATGTGCAGATTAACGGTCAGCTAACCCTTACCAAGCCTTTAACCCATAACTATGATGCAGTAGATACTATAGTCGGTTCTGCTTTGGTCATTGGTGATATGCAGGCCCGATATACCCGCAAGTTTGTACAGGGATCTTGGGGCAATGTATGGGCTGATGAGTCAACAGGTGCGGGGATTTCAGCAAATTACAATGATTCACTGTATCCGCTGCAAGTCACAAACAAGGGTTCAATTCAGGAGCGTTGGGCAATTGTATTTACAGGTAACGAAACCTTCTATTGCGTAGGTGAGTACACGGGGCGCTTGGCTTTGGCTGGCTCAATCAGTGTTGACTATGCACCACTTAACCCAGTCACTGGTGTACCGTATTTCATCATTAAAAAAGAAGGCTGGGGGACGGGTTGGGCGAATGGCAATACATTGCGCTTCAATACGATTGCAGCAAATTTCCCAGTCTGGGTAATTCGAACTGTAAAACAGTCAGAGCCAACGGTAATTTCAGATCAATTCCAGATCATGCTGCGCGGTGACATTGACCGCGTTGTCTAAAATCTAAATCAAATATGGCCGCTTCATGCGGTCTTTTTCATGGATAAATAAAAATGGCGATAAAGCAAACCCAAACAAAGTTATTTGATTTTTCAGACGCTGGGTTGGATTTTTGTGCAGGATCAAAAAACCTGTTTCCAGACCGGTTTAAAAAAATGCTTACCCTTGGTTATAATGAACAGACTGTATCGAGTGTTTCGGTTGCAGGCAATCAAGTCACACTGACGTATGGCGGTACGCATGGTTATGTTGCTGACCGTGTTTTAAAAATTGATTCAGGTGCGCTTGCGTCAATCAATGGAGGTGAGTTTTGGATTGATTCTGTCACCACAAATACAGTGACATTTACGCTTGATGACGCACCAACTTCTGTTGCAAGTGGATTTACAACACAGATTGCATCACTCGGGTGGGAATTGGTGTATGAGCAAGCGCATATTCATATCTATAAGTTTAAGCACATTGATGACTCGGATATGTATGCTCGTTTGTGCTTTCAAAATGCAACAGGCACAGGTCGAAACTGTATTGCAGTCGGTATTGGGCGCACGGTTGATTTAGCCTTGGGGTATATTGCTGATCCAAATTGCATGACTGACTTGGCAACTTGTGCGACTGTAACGGGTGCAACTAGCAATATCAGATGGGATTTCACAAGCTCTACAGCACGTACTTTTGACAATTACACATACAGTCAAGGTTTTGCCACTTTCGGCAAGGGGATGGTTGTCGGTAGCTATTATCATTTTGCACTAATGTATTCTCAATCAAGTAGTGCTGCGTATGAGCATTTTGCTGCGGTATCTGCAATAATGCCATTTCAATCAAGCTACGATATTCTTAATTATCCATTGCTGTTAGCGCAAGACAATGGAGCAGCTACCATAACTACTTCCGGTCAGCTTTCAGCAATGCGAGCATATTTGTCTATCAATAGGATGAACTTAAGCGGAAATTCTTCAGAGCTTCTTGATCGGAATAATGCCATTTCAAGCTTTTTACCTCCAACAATTGAAAATTTTAATACCACTACTTGTCAACCAGTTGCGGTATTTACTTATTCAGAACGTCAATTTGCAGGTTATGCAATTGGCTTGTATCAAGTCCTTTATAATTCTTCTAATTCTCCAGCGCCTAAAAAAGGAGATTTTCCAGCATTAATCTCTGAAATTGATTTTAGTAATTATGTAGCAGTTCATTTTATAAAATCCGCAAATTCCTCCGGTTCTTCCGGCACAGCATGGCTTTCTTTACCTGTTGAGGAGATAAAAATTGCTTAAAATACTTAGAACCTTTTTTGGTGGCTATATCCCAGATTACAATAAGTTACGCCAGATGAATTTTATGATTGTCAGGCTACCACACTCAATCATTACAGTGCTGAATGCAGATCAGGGTTTAGGACAGATTAAAGGCACAACCAAAAAAATGGGTACCAAGTACTCGCCAGTCCCTGTTTGTGTATTTCGTCGTGATAATCGTCAATTGCTCTGGGAAACCACATCAAAAGCCGATGGTTCCTATGCATTTCGAAATATTGCTGTAGGCCTTGATTGCTTTGTGGTGGCTTTTGACCCAAACAATCAATACAACGCAGTCATTCAGGATAAGGTCATCGCCAAATGAGCCAAACATCAATCAATGCCCGGCTTGCCATGATTCAAGCCTTTGCAAATCTTATGGATAGCGGTAGCCAAAGTGCTACCGTTATTTTTTATGAAGGCGTACAACCAGCCAGTCCTGCTGTTGCAGCAGATTCGAATAGTGCACTGGTAACACTCACACTCCCCAAGCCTTGTATTAAAGAAACCACACCCAACTATGTAGAGCTTCATCCGACCGACACAGCAACGGTGATCAAAACCGGGACCGCTACTTGGGCGCGGATCTACAACGGCGCAGGTGAAGTGGCTGCAGATTTAGCTGTGGGAACCGACATAACTCTGGCGAATACAAATCTGGTCGTGGGTGGTACCTTATCTATCCAATCGATAAAACTCAGACCTTAATCTAAAAGGGTGCTCATGTGGATTTTAAAAATAAGCTCGGCACCGTTGATGCTCACAACCTAAACCTAAACTTTAAGCCTGATAATACCGACAGCCACAACATCATTCTGAATTTTGAACACCTGGCCGATGGTTCAACCAATCTCAATTTTGGCGATGATGTTACAGCTGTAATCGACACTGTACTCGATACCGAATTCTCATTTGAAATCACAGCGTTCTATGCCGACAGTGGTGCAAATACTGCAGTCATCGATACGGTGCTTGATACTGGATTTAGCTTTGATGTAGTTGCTGTATTTAGTGAAAACACTGATGTTATTGGCCAGATCGATACGATTTTAGATACCAATTTTAGCTTTGAAATCGAAGCAGTATTTAATGAAAATCTGTGCACCATTGATACGGTTTTAGATACTGATTTTAAATTTGAAGTTAAAGCATTATTCGACATCAACCATCTGGTCGGGGTGTCTTATGGTTTTGACATGCGATATCAGAAAGCGATTGCATGCCTGAGCACCACAGAAATACCGTGGGCCAAACCAGTATTAAGAGTCTCGAATGAGGCTCTTTTTTATGACCAGGGTTTGGTGGTTTCAAGTCAGGCAGATATCCGGTATGAGCAGGCAGGATCCTTAACTCGGGCGATTATATCCCTTCATGAGCAAGCAACCGGCTTAAGTTCTGATGCGTATGTGATCTGGGAGGAAGGTGATAAGCGCTTTATTCATCAGCGATACTTGCATGAAGAGACAATTAAGCTGCGCCATAACCGTGAAACCGTTTGGCAAGAAATGATCCGTCGGCGTAAGACTTTTACTTATTCACATGAGGTGGCGCAAGTCTTTGAGCACCGCTTTTCATTTGAGTGGGATAAAAGCCTTGAGATTGCCACCAAGTCAGATTTGCCATGGGATAAAGCCAAAGCGATTCATTACAGCAAGCATCCGGTTCAACCTTGGCCAAAGCCAGAAATACCTGAATATGTGGGTGATGGAAATCTCAACTTCATTTGTTTGTGTACTGAGGTTGATGCTCATAATGTTATTTTAAATTTTGGTGCGGATGATTGTATTCCAGCACTTCCGAATAAAAATTGGTGGTATATCGTGAACACATTAACAGCCGAGCGACTCGATACCGGCGAGAAGATTAAAGTCATGGATGGTAGCTACAGTACCAGTCGGTCTCAGTGGTGCTGGACTTACTCCATTACCGTGGCTCATACGGAAAAAGAAAAGCTACAGCCGATTAACGACCAGCCGGTGATTCTGAAACTGATCATTAATGGTTTTGAACATCATATTTTGCTTGAGGATCCAGAAGAAACTCGGCGCTTTGCCAGTGTTTTATACACTTACCCAGGTCGAAGTGTCACAGCCTTGAACTCAGACAAGTACTCACCTTCACGCTCATTTATTCAGGACAATGAGCGAACCTCTGTACAGCTGGTGCAAGCTGAACTAGACCGGGCTAATGTCGGCACAGTCTTGGATTGGAAACTGATTGATGAGTTAGGCTGGATCGTACCAACTGAAAGCCTGAGTTATGCAGAACTAGCACCAATTGATGCAATCAAACAGGTGGTTGATGCAGGCGGCGGCTTTATCTATAGTCAAAAAGCAGGGAATACACTAACCATTTTACCCCGGTACCAGAAAGGCTACTGGGATACGATGACCGTGGATGATTACGACATTCTGTTATCTGAAAGCCTGGTGATGCAGCAAAACATCAAGCAGAACGATGAATACATTGCTGACTTTAATGCCATTACCATAGTGAATAGTCGAAGTGGCGAAAGCCTAAAGGTACAGCAACGTGGTACCTCGGGTGATGTGCCGCTAGAAACAGTCACAGGGCCATTATTTAATGTGGTATCTGGTGCTAGCTATGGCAAAAATGAACTGGTGAAAGCCAACATTCAGGAGTTGCACACCTTTTCTGATATTCCAGTCAGTCAAGAAATTGGCGAGATGCTGCCCGGTAAGTCGATTGCATTTAACGGCCAGTGGTGGGGTGTGATTGATTCGGTTTCAGGCAGCTTCTCACATGAAAAGGTGAATGAAACCATTACTGTGGAGCGTATCAGCCGTGAATAACCCTTTATTTGAACTACGCAAGCTGCTTAATCCGACCCATGCTGAGTACATCGGTACTATTACTTCAGTGAAGCATCCAGAGTATCGGGTTCAGATTGATGGTGGATCTGGTCCAGTTCTTTGCACATCCGGCACAGCTTATAACTTGGGTGCCAGAGTGTTTATATCCAATCAAGTAATTTTGCGACCTGCGCCAAGTGGGTCACATTCAGAAATAGAAGTTTAGACTTAACCAAATCACAGCACCTTCGGGTGCTTTTTTATTACCAAAATTTAGGGGGCACAATGTCAAATGACTATTCAACTGATCCACCACCGATAACCCCAAGCCAGCTTTATGCCATCTCAGACAACATTAACCAGTTGCGGCAGAGCATGGATAAGTTAGCTGAAATGCCCCAAAAGCTTGATCGTATGAATATGCAGCTAGAGCAGCTCAATAAGGAGCATCAGCAGACTCGGAATGACTTAACCCAGACTCGTGACAACCTGCAAGATGACTTAGATCGAGCTAAGTCCAACTTCAAAAGCGAGATCAAGCAAGTCCGAAATGAGATTGATCCAAAGTTCAAAGAAATGGATATGCAGATCCGAGTGCTCCATGAAAGCAAAACCAAAATTGATAGCGTAACCAATCTGGTTAGGTGGGGTGGTATTGCAATCATCGGTGTATTTGCTGCTGCTTGGAATAATCAAACAGCTAAGAGCGACACAGTGAATGCCTTGGCTATGGCTAACAGTCAAAAAATCCAAGTTCTTGAAAAACAGTCTGACCAGCTTTTAAGAACAACCGAAGAAATCCGCAACAAACTTTATGAACGTAACCATACAGGTGAGATAAAATGAATTTTATAAATGAAAGTGCCTGGAAATATCTTTCCGTGAAGCTCCCAATTTTGGGGGCTTTTTTAATGCTTGTATTAATCCCTTTGCTGCAGTGGCTGACTGATTACCAGATCATCCCGCAGCAATATCATGCCACTGTGACCGGTATTTTAATTCCAGCGCTTGCTTGGTTGGGTCGTAAGATCGCACAACCAAAATTACACCAGCAACCTTTAGGTTTTGCCACGATTACAGCAGGGCATAGCAACACCGACCCTGGTGCAGTAAGTGGCAAAATTAAAGAAGCAGATCTGGTCGTCAACTTCCGCAATGCAGTGACTCACTATTTACGTGAGGCTGGATTACAGGTCAAGACCGATGGCACTGGATCTCGAAATGATCCGCTTTCTTCAGCTATTAAGTTGATCAAAGGATCTAGCGTTGCGGTTGAATTTCACATGAATGCTGCCACTTCTAAACAGGCTAATGGCGTTGAAACGATTGCGCTACCGAAAGATAAGAAACTTGCACAGGACTTATCTAAAACTGTAGCCGATGCACTAGGTAGTCGTTTACGTGGTGATAATGGCTGGATTGATCAATCTAAGTCAGCACGTGGCCGTCTAGCATACGTGAATGCTGGCGGTTTGATTGTAGAGCTTGGGTTTATCTCAAACGAAGATGAGCTTGCCCGATTTAACGCTCGTTACTGGTTGGCAGCGAAAGCCGTAGCCAAAGTGCTGATCGATTATGAAAGTCGTAATTAAGACTTTATTGCTGTGCCTCCTACTCTCAGGCTGCACAGCTCATTCAATAAGCACAAAAATTCATATAACTGTCTGTGTTCAGTGTGTGAACTAAAAAGCCCTCAACTGAGGGCTTTTAAATATTTGATATTTATTTAAGTTTATTTTTTTATTGAGTTACTAATGATGGGTTATTAATAATAAAGTTTTTATAGTAAAGTTTTCTACCATTTACGCTATCTATAAATCTGTATTTAAAGAAATCATACTGATCGCGATGTAGATAATCATTAGAATTCTGCTTAAAATCATTACTTAATAATTTTTCATCAGCTTCTTGATTACGTTTTAATTGGAACGATGTTAATAGATCTTTCAC